ATGTTTTATTTAGGCATTCTGAGTAACTGCTCTTGATTGAGAAGAGGCGCACGCATTCGGTCATTAAGAGCAGTTCTGGTTAAGTACATCGACTTTAAATCACTGTGTTCATAACCATATGGTGCGTGTGCGTCAGTGACTGACTTGTATATGTGCTTAATACCATTTGTAAAAGTTGTTCGACCATAAACAGAATTGTTTCCACTGACGTGTTCGCACGCGTTCAATTGATTCTTGGCGATGAGGTTGTCAGCATTGTTAATAAGATGTTGCCTATAATCGTGATTGTTTGAAATGCCTATACTCTTAACAAGACGTGTATTTATGTCGCAAGCAGGAATCCAGTTTGTAAAATTGCGACCATCGCTCATAAGAGGTGGTTCCGAATAATGAATGTTGTTACAAGCAGAATAACAAGTAGCCCAGCTCATTTGTGTATATTATATAAGTATTTTAATTCTTTAAGCCGACATAGGTTTTATCTAAAAAAGTGAGGAGTTCGTTCTTCTTAAGCTTAGCTGCGTCCTTTTCCTTGATAAGATGAAGGTCTGTTGCGAGGTCTCTTAACTGATTCACTTTATATCCGCGATAATTGGTTGAGAGAAACTTCTCCTTAAGAACAGCGTTAGTGCAGATTTCTTCGAGTTGAGGCTCTGGTATCGAAAGGGAAACGACACTAATCACGTCATCGTCAACAAGAGAGGGTTCGGCATCAACTTGAATGGCACCGAGATCGCACACATTGGCACCGAGATCGCACACATTGGCGCCGAGTTCGGACACATTGGCATCGAGTTCGGACACATTGGCGCCGAGATCGCACACATTGGCGCCGAGATCGCACACATTGGCATCGAGATCGCACACATTGGCGCCGAGATCGCACACATTGGCGCCGAGATCGCACACATTGGCATCGAGTTCGGACACATTTTCCACCGGTTCCGGTGAATGCTCCATCTTAGTAACGGTAATTAACGGCTCACTTAGTTCAACATCCTCGTCCTCAATCATTAAGTTTACGTCTTCATCCTCTTCTTCACTTGAAGAAACATAATTATCCTCATCATCCGAAACAACTATTTTCTCTCCAGCCAATTGCTCGGCAACGTGGACAACCTTCTTTTGCTCGGGTGCACTATCATCCACAGGAGCAGTAGTCTCAATAGCAACGTGTTGTGCCTGCGTATTTACTAATTCCTGAAGAACACTCACTAATTCTGAGAGAGTATTCACTCTGTCAACAACGCGATCGATACGACGATTGAAATAAATAAATATACAAATAAGTGCTATCATTAAACACACCATAATGATTGGTGTTCCAAATAGAGCAACTTGACTAACTATATTACTTAACATTTGGAATAATAACACATAATTAATCGTTTAATTGAACGAAAATTCGGCGACTTTATCTAATATTTCTTGAGGATAATTGAGTTGTCTTAATACACGAATGCCACATCTAACACTAGAGACCCCCTTTTTAATCTTGTATTTATAAACGGCATCACCACCAACCACATCAGTTTCCATCTGTAAAGGAACATATTTTTCTTTTCTCTCCAACAATTCACACAAATTCAAGAAATGTGTTGTAATCATTATATTCACGTTTTGGTATTTCGCCAAATATGCTAAATATGAGAAGGCGCTCGCAACAGCTTCATACGGGTTTGTCCCTGAATATAGTTCATCAAATATACAAAAGTGGTTGAGAGAAATGTCGGCGTTAATGAGTTCTATAATATCTTTACATCGTCTGGCTTCTGCTTGAAACAAGCTGTCTCTACCACTAGTATCTGGTATGTTTAAGTAACAATGTAAGCGATGATACGGCCTAATGAGGCAAGAAGTATAGAATCCACACGCTGTTTGTTGAGTAAATATTATATTGGAGAGAATTGTCTTAAGAAGCGTCGTTTTTCCAGATGCGTTTGGTCCGCTTATGACAAAATTCTTTGCGAATTTCAGATTATTTTTAACACAATTCTGCGAACCAGCCAGATTTGGATAATATACTCCTTTCATATGTGGCGTCTTGCGCGTCGTCTCTTTAATAGTTCCAAAATTAATGTGTCCTGCCTCTAAATTATGCTGTATTCCTTTAATTGTGTCTAAATAGCCGAAATATTGGAGAGAATAGTCGATTGCCGACTGTAGTGCTTCACTGTGTTTAAATTCATAGAATGTGTGCATTACTTGACCAATATAACCGAATTTAGTGAGAGAAAATGTAAACGGCTGAAGACGAGTCAATTTATCACAATGACTCCTAATGACGTGATATGCTGTGTTGGTTGCGACGTTAAATGATTCGTATAAGTTTGATGGACCACAATATTCGCCGAACTTCTTCATTTCTCTCGAAATATAGTCCATATAATTGGATGCTTTGTTAAAGAAGTCAAATATGTAGTTGAAGTTCTTGTAAAATTTAACACACATAACTATATTCTGATAAACATTAAATATATACATTACGACTGAGAAGAGCAAATATAGTTTATGCTGAATTGACCCACTTTCTTGAGAGAAAATGCGCCAAAATGCTTGTCGTTTTAATTGTTCTACAAGTATGGTTCTGTAGGTAGTTAATGTTATTGCGACGCCGGTTGCTTTTAGTAAAAAGAACGGCAAAATAAACATGAATACTGGTGCTAACAGGCTGAGAAATGGGGCACCAAAGTTGTAGAGAGAAATCCCCTGTAAAATAAGGGGATACTTGTTGAGAAATGCCAGTAGTTTTACATCAATGTAAAAGTATTTGCTGTCAAATGCTGAGTCGCGTTTAATCTCCTGCCATTTAGAATCAAATACGTCGATTTTGTCGGTTTCAAGAGAGATGTTTTTGTATTCGGACAAGATTTGTCTGGTTTCTTTTAAGTATTTGGGGCAAGTTGTGAAATACTTGCTCCATAATGGAACAAGTTTCTCTCCATATGTGGTTTGAGGGGATAGTAAATAATTATAAAGAGGTTTGGTTGCTGAAGAATCGCGAACAGTTGTCAGTTCAAGGTCATCCACTATAGTGGCAGGTAATTCGTGTTTATCTTTTATATACTCAATTGGTAATTGGAACATGTTAAACTAAACATACAATAAATAATATTTAGTTTAACGATTTTAGTTAAATACTCGAAAAAATTAATGTCATCTTATTTTTATCACAGAAATGGAACAATTGTTATGTCACTTTGGTCTACTTTCTCTATGGGAAATAATTCTGGATCAAGATATACAACAACAAAATATGTTTAATATGCGTCTTTCATAAAGTCGTTGGGAAGCTCGTCAATCTTAGTTGAATAGTGCTTTTCGACTTCGGTCAACCGGGGCATATCACGCTTGGTGACGAAGTTGATGCCGACTCCCTTTCGCCCCCAACGTCCAGAACGACCAATGCGATGAAGATATGTGTGAACACTCTTTGGAATGTCGAAATTAATGACAATACTCACTTGCTGAATGTCAATTCCGCGCGAAAAGAGGTCGGTCGAAATGAGAACACGTGATTGCCCTGTCTTGAAACTGGTGTATGCCTCCTTTCTCTCGTCCTCTGTCATTTCGCTGTGAATCTGTGTAACTGGAAAGTCATCTTGCTTCATAGCACTATATAAATCCTCAGTGCGTTTGATGCTGTTACAATAAATGATACATTGTGAGACACTAATAAGCGAGAAAATGTCCTTAAGAACTAGAAACTTGTCCTCGTCGTTTTCAACAGCAACATAATACTGCCTAATTCCTTGAAGAGTCAACATCTCCTGCTTCACGCGAATTTGAACAGGATTTCGCATAAACTTGCTTGTAAGTGTCTCAAGTTCTTCTGGCATAGTGGCACTGAACAGCGCAACTTGTACCTGTGACGAGAGATACTGGAATACATTGTAAATCTGATCCTTGAACCCACTGGACAGCATCTCGTCTGCCTCGTCTAGGATGAACATGCGAATTCGGTTGGTCTTCAAATATCCGCGCTTCATCATATCGTGGACACGCCCAGGGCATCCAATAATAACGTGTGGCTTTGTCTCGAGGTCTTTCTTGTCATCGTCAATCGACGTACCACCAACTAGCAACTTACAATTCACATTCATTTGAATGGCAAGAGCGCTGATAACCATATGAGTTTGGCGAGACAACTCGCGGGTTGGGGAGAGAATAAGAACCTGCGATTCATTCAACTTATCATCGAGAACCTGTAGTGCGCCAATAGTAAATGCGCCAGTCTTTCCTGTTCCAGACTGAGCCTGAGCAATAACGTCCTTTCCGAGAGACAGGGGAATAATCGCCTTCTTTTGGATAGGGCTCGGGTTCTCAAAACCATAACCATACACTCCACGAAGGAGCTTATTCTTGAGATTTACATTCTCATCCTCCCACGTCTCAAACGACATTTCTGCGGCGGCATCACACTGAATGTCCATTATAGCAGGCGCGATAAACTACTATAAAATGATGTATTCTGTTTAAGTCTCTTATTATAAATATATAAAATAGATTTAAATAGAGAGAGTCATAAAAGTATAGCTTCTGCCATGGACAAGGACAATTACGACCATACATATCTTGTTGAACAGACATCGCCATCAGCAAAGGCGGTTTATAAGTATCCGATGGATGTCATTGATGGCTTTATTTTTAATGGGTTCGACTATGTATTGCCTGAAATGGCTAAGAACATTATCAATCGTCTTGCCGAGAAGGTGGGTTCGCCAGACTACATTAAGACGCCTATTTTCAAGAAACGCAAGGATTTTGGACAGCAACAACCTGACGACGGCAATGACTGGGCGTCAATTCGCAGTTTTAACAAGACAGTCGTGGTGGATGAAGAACGGAGCGCAAATGAGTTGGTTATTAGCGAAATGAAGAAACAGCTAAATAAGCTGACAAATGATAATTATGATATTATTCGTGATAAGATGTTCGAGATTCTATACAATCACGATGTTAATGACTCGTGTATGCGAGAGATTAACGAGGTTATCTTTGCGATTAGCAGTGGAAATGCGTTTTTTGCCAATGTATATGCTCGGTTTATGAAGGATATGATTGTCAAGTATGAGAGTATGCGTGATGTATTTGAGGGACATTTGGCGGGTGTTATGGGACGGTTTGATAACGTTAGATGGTGTAATCCCGAAGAGAATTACGATGAATTTTGCAAGATTAACACTGAAAATGGTGAGCGTCGTGCCCTTGTGGGATTTTTTGTTCAATTGTGTATCATTGATATGGTTCAGGCAGACAAGATAGTAGACATTTTTTACAGGTTGTATGATGTTGTTGAGAAAGAGAGGACAACTAAGACAAGTATGAACAAGATTGAGGAGGTTGTTACAACTATTTTTGGGTTGGTAAGCGGGTCAATGTCGTTCATCAAAAAACATTCTAAATATGCTGATATTGTTGAAAAGGTGAATACTATTGCCAATATTAACAAGAAGACAAACCCAGGCCTTTCAAACAAGGCGATTTTCAAGATGCTTGATTTGGTTGACATAATTGAGGCAAATTAAGGTGGTGGTACAACTTATTTTATTTTAGTGATTTTTATCATTTAAAAATAAAATTAAATATTAATTTAGATTATAACTTATGGTAAAATCTATATTAAATCCTTCAATTACTTATGCTGAAGAAAAGGGAATTAGTGGCGACGATTTAGATAAAGAAGGTCAGCTCTATGAGTATGACATTGACACAGGTTTAACTATTCATTTAGCCGTTGGTAATTATCGTTATGACTATGTAGCAGATAAAAACATCATTTATTTTCCAATATATTTGGTGAAAGATGGAGAGAAAATTGTCTCTCAGATAGGTGTTTTTGAGATGATGTCGGTTGATTTGCCTAATGTGCTCGACTCTGAAAGTGATGTTGATTTGAATTCTTTGAACGACCCCCTGCTTTATTCATTTGCTATACCTGAATTTCTCTCCAAGTATGCAATTGTGAAAGAGTCCAAGACAACTAAGAAGCACGCGCCAACATCAGATGAATATGTTATACCATTACAACAAGAGGTTGAAGAGCAACTACTCGATGTCCCCCTTGGTGTATTTGAAGACGATGAAGAACCAGAACCGTTGTTTTCAGTGGATGAAAAGACAGCGTGGGTTCAAAAACTTATGCGTAGTTCAAAATATGGAATAGTTGACAATGAAGGAGGTGGTAACTGTTTGTTCGCTAGCTTAAGAGATGCTTATGTTGGTATTGGGCGGGTTCTCTCAGTTGCTAAATTGAGAGAAATGGTGGCTGCCGAAGCAAGTGAAGAATTGTTTATGAATTACAAGACACTTCACGATGCTATTTACACGGAAGTCGCCAATTTGACTGCTACTAAAGAGAAAATAAAGGAAGACGCCAAGGCAATGTCCGAAACTGGTAAGGCCGAGAAAGATCGCATTAAAAAGAAGGCAATTATCGGTGAAATTTCTAAAATTAAAGAGTATTTGAAGGACGTCGTAGATAAATTGTCGGTTGCTAAGGCGAATGCTGCCGAATTCAATTTTATGAATGGAATTAGTGACTTGGCAACTTTTAAAAGAAAAATCAAGACGTGTTCATTTTGGGGTGATGTCTGGGCGATTCACACGTTGGAGAGAGTCCTCAAGCTTAAAACAATCATTCTCTCAAGTGAGAACTATAACAAGGACGATTTAGAAAATGTTCTCCTGTGCGGACAATTAGAAGACAATGTTCAGAAGTTTGAGCCTGAATACTATGTTATTCTTGACCACACTGGATCACATTATCGATTAATAACTTATTCGGGAAAAACCATATTCAAATACGATGATTTACCTAGAAGTATTAAGCATAAGATAGTTGACACTTGTTTAGTTAAGAAGGCCGGATACTATAGCATTATTCCAGAGTTTGTGAAGTTGAAGGAGGAGAGAATGAAGCGTAAAATAACGGTTAGTTGAGCGACGGTACTATAAATAATTGTGATAGTTAGAATAGAATATAATAATGTCATCATATTTTATGTTGTTCGACATCGTTGAATCAATATTAGACGCTATTAAGTTGCCAGTTTCGTCAAACGAGTCAAAACAAGTTTTAAAGGCGCTTATGTTGCGTATAAAATCAATTAAAATAAACTACTCAGCACACGTAACTCACATTTCTCTCCGTGAACAAATTCCAAAGTGTTCGTTATTAACAAACAGTTCATTTGTTCCAGACCATATAATCGATTACATTAAGAAGGAAAGCCAGTTCTATGTGACATACGAATATAAGTATAAAGACCGCAAATTCAAAATAATTATGGTTTATGATGATGAAAACGTGGAGAGAAAAAAAGCAATAGTGGAAGACATGTTTAGATGGCTGACGATGGTTGTGGATATGGGTTCATTGTCGCAAAATTGTGGTCAAACGACAACGATTTATTGTTATTTAACGCCGTTTAAAAAGGAATTGCCTGCGAATTCTGGTAATATTCTCTCTTATGATAACGCAAACAGTGCGGTTACACGCCCTTGTTTTTCATCAAACGAAATTTGTATATTCCGCGAAGAAGAGTTGTTTAAAGTGTTCGTTCATGAGACGTTTCACGCGTTCAATCTTGACTTTTCTCTCGATATGAAAGATATAGATGTCAAACAAATGTTCGATATTAAAAGTGAATTCAACCTTTATGAGACGTATGCCGAGACTTGGGCTGAAATTGTGAATATCCTCTTTTTGTCGGGGGATTTGTCTGTCGTCAATAAAATGCTACAGGCAGAAGTTGCGTTTTCTCTCCATCAAATGAATAAGGTTCTTGCTTATATGGGTCTGGACTATAATGATATTATAAGTGGCAAAGGAACTCTTAAGTATAAGGAAGAGACAAACGTTTTTTGTTATTATGTATTGAAAGCGTTGGTTCTGTTTTATTGGAGCGATTTCGTTGAATTTTGCGGTGGTTCATTTAAATATAGGATGGATGTCAGTGAATTTGTTGAATTCATTAGAGAGAAATACAAGCAACAGATGTTTATAACGGCAGCGAATAAGACGTCCCATTATGTTGTCGGTAAAACAATGAGAATGACACTTTGGGAAAATTGATTGTGATAATCGTCGTGTTGGTTTGTTATAATTAAACGAACACGTCGTAATTATGGGGATACGCAAACTCAACAAGTTCCTTCAAGAGAAATGTGCCGAGAGCATAACAAAACGTTCTCTCTTCCAACTGAAAAACAAGAAATTAGTAATTGACGCGAGCAACCTTCTTTATCGGCTTAACGTCGACGGAGAACTGATTCCAATGCTTTATCAAACTATAATTACCTTTAAGTATTACAACATTATCCCCCTATTTGTCTTTGATGGCGTGCCACCCGATGAGAAGAAGGAGAAACTCCTTGAACGACGGAAAATGAGAATCGTGGCGGCAGAACAATATGCGACGCTGATGGATGACATTGAAACCAAGAACATCGCTATAAATGACACTTTGCGCGGTGTTATTGAAAGATTAGAGAGAACAAAGACGAGATTGAGTATGAAACTCATTTATGAAGCAAAATATTTACTCAAATCGTGTGGCATTCCATATGTAGATGCGGTGAATGAAGCAGACGAGTTATGCGCTTATTTGGTTAATTCGTGTGTTGCTTGGGCGTGTATTAGTGAGGATATGGACTTGTTTGCTCATGGATGCCAGCGAATTATCCGTTATTTTAGTGTATTCCAACAGAATTGCGTAGTCTACGAGTTGAGTGGCATTCTCTCTCAATTGAAGATGACAATCGATGATTTCAGGGCGATGTGTGTGGTTTGTAGTAGTGATTATGAAAAAGAAGGAACAACTACGGTCTATGATGTTTGGTGTGAAGGACTGTCAAAGAACGAATTAACAATTAAAGATGTTGATTTGTTCGAGAGAATATTGAATATGTTTGAAATTAAAAATGTCGGAGAGAAATCGGAGATCGATACAGGTAAATTTGTAATTGAATACAAGGAATGCAATGTGGAATTGTGCCGATTTGTGTTGGAACAAAATGGATTTGTGTTTTAAAGTGCGAATAAGCATTTGAATATTTGGTTGGTAATTAAAAATATTAATATTCACATCATATTTTTAATTTTTTAATTTTTTTAATTTTTTTTAATTCTTACATAAGCCCCTTACTGAGATGCGGACGCGGTGGTGGCGGCAGCAGTCTTGATGAAGTGGGGCGACATATAGCGCTGGAGGTTGAAGTAAGTGAGCTCGCCGTTCTTCTCGACGTTGAGGAGCTTACGGAGGTCCTTGTCGGGGTTGATCTTGCGACCGTTCTGGGGGTCCTGGAGGTTGTGAGCACGAATGTACTGGTTAATCTCGCGGGTCACCTCAGTGCGAGCCATCTGAGTTCCAGCGGGCTTCTTGAGGAAAGCGGCCAGAGCATCGCTGATGGGAGTGGGCTTCACAAAACCACTGGGGTTGCGGTTGCCAGTCGTCTTACGAACCTTCTTGCCGCTCTTCTGGGCAGTGCGAAGCTCCTTCTCGGAACGACGCTGAAGCTGACGAACCTGAGAGGTGAGTCCGGCAAGAAGAGTGCGAACCGAGGTGAGCTGAGTGACAACCTGGTTAAACTCCTCAGAGAGGGAGAGACCAGACTCAGCCTCAGTCGAAGCGGCAACAGGCTCAGGCACGACGACAGGCTCCGAAACAACGGGGGCAGGTGCGGGCACAGGAACCTCAGCCACAGCGGCCGCAGCAGCGTTCTTGGATGCCTTGGACGCACGAGGAGCCTTGGGGGCGGAAGCAGTCTTGGGGGTAGTTGTGGTAGAAGACATCTTTGTTCGGGTTATGATTAAGTATGGCGAAGATTCTTTAAGCCGTTTTGTGGTCTAATATATATTATCGCGTTGATTTCAATTTTTAAGACCAATTTCCCTTTATTGTTTTATAAATTTTTATACAGTTGCACAAGAATTTAAGAGAATTTACTCAAACAGCACTGGCATAGAGCCACGGCAGTGAATTCGCGGCATCTGTGCTAACAATAGTAAGAGCAGTTAGCACATACATAGCCCCCAATTGTTGATATTCTTCGTTTTGTCCTTTATACACCAGATTTATGATTGTTGTTAGTGCTATTTCTCTCAATGTATCAAAATCCACAGTGTTTAGGTTGTAATTAACAAAAGGAAGATTAAAACAGATGAGATTGCGCGTGTTTACATCTATTTCTGCGCGATGAAACCAAATATCTTTTAATTCATATAAAAATCGGTGTAATTTATTGAAATCCAGGTTAATTACCCATTTATGGTCTGTATAATTACCGAGAGAATTTATGTGTTGAAATGTGGAGAGAAGTTTTGATTCAAACGAATTAATATATGTTTGGTCTACATCTAAACTGGATTTTATGTTAATCTTCAGCGCCTTTGATATGCGAAAAATGCTATTTAGAGATGCCCACGCATCTGTTGGAAAAGGTTGGCAATTATATGGATTCAATAATTTCTCTCCAGGCTTTGTTCTAATAAGCAAATTCCAAAGTGAAGCAATGTTCCATCCATATACATGCCCGCCAACATCTTTAAACGCAAAGAACTGTTCATATGGAACATCTGACAAGTCGTCGAGAGAGTAAAAGTCGGTTTCGTTGACACACTTTGTTCTAAGATGATTTCCTTTAAAATTGTTGTAATTACGAATTAGTCTCGCACGATATACACGTTGAATGGTTTTTGCGGCGGCAGTTTCTTTTAAATGCTTGTTTATTCTCTCTACGAGTTGAGTTTTGTTTCCAGATATTTTTAATTTGTACTGCTTACAAATGACTTTGAGTTGAGGAATAGTATGGCGCTCCATTGTTTTCTAGTTTTATATATTATATAAATAGTTTTAAGTTCATTTGATGAGTCTGTGTGATTAAAAAATTGAAATGCTTTTAGTGGGTTCATTTAAACTCCAATCAACAAACATGTTTCGCACAGTTCTCGCCAGCATCTGGTTTACGTATTTCATCACTATTATCGGGTGTCTCTTCTTCTCCGGATTCATCATCCGTTACTATGGAGACACTTGTGGAATTAACATTTATAGACCAGACACATGGTTCACGACACTTGTGTTTATGGGGTCACCATACTGTCGTATTCTCAACCAAATTGGAATGATTTCATGCAATATTATGGAGAACATATGGTTTCACGTGCTGGCAACAGTTATGTCGCGCGTTGTTATTTGGATACCGTTTGCTTCGTCAAGTAGTAGAGAGTAAATAGCAATAAGAAGAGAATGAATAAAGTTTTTGAGTTTTCTAATCTGGAGGCCTCTAGACAAAATCTATTGACAAAAAATTGATTTAAAGACTTGACAACAATGAAAGGTATCTTACCAGTCACGCACAAACAACCAACAATGTCTTCCGCAGCAGAGCTCATCACCAACGTCAAGAGTTTCGACGTCAACAAGATGACGTATGGTGCCGTCAAGGTCAATAAGAATGGAAAGGGAAAGAGTGGTGGTATTTACTATGGAGGCAAGAAGCTTCTCCTTCAGTTCCCTCTTATGTTCACTTGGGGAGCGAGTGAGATGGTCGATGAGGAGAGTGGCAAGAAGTCGTATTCAGTGTCGATTCCTATGAAGAATGATGCTGCCGAGGCGTCTTACCCACTGTTCCTCGCAATGACCGCCATCCAGGACAAGGTGCTCAATGATGCTTCAGCACACTCGAAGGAGTGGTTTGGCAAGACGATGTCGCGAGACGTTGCCGAGGCCCTCTTCACCCCTATTGTCAAGTATCCCAAGGTCAGCAAGACGGATTCGTCGCCTGACTTCAGCAAGACACCTTCGCTGAAGACGAAGATCCAGTTTTGGGATGACAAGTTTACAATTGAGATTTACAATATGGACAAGGAGCAACTCTTCGGCCCTCAGACACAAGACAACGACCCGATTGCCCTGATGCCTCAGGGAACATATATGGCTGGTCTCGTTGAGTGTGGTGGCCTCTGGTTCACTGGCACTGGCTTTGGTGTCACTTGGAAGCTCATCCAGACGAAGATTCGCCCTCCAGTCAAGATCACTGGATTCTGCCTTATGGACGACGAGGATGAGGAGGAGCAACTGCGTAAGATTGAGGAGCGTGAGCAGAAGGAGCAGCAGCAGCAGAAGGAGCAGCAGCAGCAGAAGGAGCAGCAGCAGCAGAAGGAGCAGCAGCAGCAGAAGGAGCAGCAGCAGCAGAAGGAGCAGCAGCAGCAGAAGGAGCAGCAGCAGACAACATCAGGGCCGGAGCCCGAGCCCGAGCCAGAGCCTCACCCTACAATGATCGATGACGACGAGGAGCCAGTCGCAGCAGCAGCACCACCAGCAACCATCAAGAAGGTCGTGAAGAAGGTCGTGAAGAAGTAAAAAGATGTATTGTGAGTTGAATAAAAATATTTTCTGTTTAAATTCTGCAGAAAACATTTCAAATACTTTTTACAACGCAGCTTCTTTAATTAACTCTTCTATTTGCCGTTTGCGTTTTGTCATTTCTGTTTTGTGTGCCTTGTTTTTGTTCACTTTCAAAAATTGTTTCACCTTGTTCAAAGCTGATATTTGTTTTTCTTTACCCATAATTGTAAGGACATCAATGTCCGTTGCATAATCTACTTCATCGAACTTCAATGATGTTCGCTGCTTCAATGATGTTCGCTTCTTCATCATTTTCTTGTGTTTTCTTGTTCCGTGCTTCTTCATCTTGTATTATAGCAATACTAAAAATTTTTTGTCGCAACATTAAAAAGAATTTCTCTAAGTGGTAAATTGGCCGGTAATTGTTGTTGTATAAATAATAAAACTCGTATTCCTTGTCAAGCACGTCTTTTCCAGCTATATATCCACTTGTTATCAATTGATTAACGACATACCAAACACATTCTGGTATGTCATATTGTAAAATAAACAAACTATAAATGTATTCTCTCAGTCTCAAGAAATCCACATCGTCAATAGTTAGCATTTTAATTATTTTGTTGCATATGATTGAATGAGGCTCAATCAACTCCTTAAAATGTCCGCGCGCATCCTTTAAATTAACGATTTGAGTGTCTCTCTTAATTGTTTTTTTAACGAACGATTGGAGAGAAGAAAACGCCGGTGTCTTTAAGCCAATTATTCTACACGCATTTACAATGTTCTCAGGAATAAACGAAATATGCTCTGTCAATACTATGAATTTTATAAAATTCGCATAATTCATATAGCTATAATAGACATCCAGTAATTCAGGGTGAATGTCTTGGAAATTCTTACAAACGATTATGCCGTATTTGTTCGTCTGTTTCGCCTTTACAGCATCACATATTTGGTAATAAATCTGGCTCCACACTGTTTTCGCATTACACCCCAACAATGACATGTCCACTTCATAATGGATGTCGCTTATCTTTATAAAATAGTTGCTCTTTTTCTTGTCTTGTAGCGTAATACACATTTTCTTCTCATATTTGAGAGAACTCGGACTGTAGCGTTTTATTGAATAAAGCATTTGACTATACTTTCCCACTCCAGATTTGCCATAAAATAAAAGGTTTTTAAACTCTTCTATTTTATCGGGGAATTTTTCATATATTTTCACTAGATCTGTGTGATAATTGTGCTTATCAATCTCGTTTATGTATTCTTCAAAATGTTGCTCTATTTTCATTGAATATAAAAGCATTACATATGTTTTTAAATAATTAATGCTTTTATTTAATAAATAGCAACATTCACTCTGTCGGAACCACTTGGGATTGATCTTCATTGATAACAGATGTCTCGAAAATCATTGCCGTCGTAATATATGGGTCAATGTTCGCCGCAGGTCGTCTGTCCTCAAAATATCCACAGCCATTCTTATACGTTTCGTTGCCAATACGAACACTGGTGTTTCTTGTTCCGACACCCCATGTAAATTTATGCATACTGCTTGTCTCGTGTTTGCCTGTAAGTCTCTTTTCGTTGCCATTTCCATATACAGAAATGTGCTTGGAATGGTTTTCTTCTAATTTAGTCATTGATGATAAAATAGTTGCTAATCCACCGGGTTCTCTCATTGTCTTTGTTGAAAAGTTTATATGACAACCACTGCCATTCCATTCAAGAAAAGGCTTCGGTTCATATGAAATATAGCAACAGTTGCGTTCAGCGCCCAATTCAAGCAAAAATCGGGCAATCATCATTTGATGAGCGGCTTCAATACCAGTGACCGGACCAATCTGAAATTCCCACTGACCAATTGCAACTTCTTGATTAATTCCACTTATTTGTAAGTTATAACTAAGACAATCTACGTAGTGTTGATTCGCAATTCCTCTGCCATACGAATTGATTCCGCCAACACCACAATAAAATTGCCCTTGAGGGGTGTTGATGTGGTCATGCATGCCAATTGGCTGACGCGTGCGGTTGTCCATAATAAAATACTCTTGTTCAAGTCCAAACCACGGTTCTTCATCTTTCTTTTGAGAGAATACTTCATTGGCAAAGTCGTAATGATTGTTAGGCAACGGTGTGCCGTCTGAATAATAAGTTGCGCAAACCACAATAATTGTTCGTCTATATGGTTTGTCGCGAATGTAAGGCCCTTCTTTCATATAAACCGGCACTAATGTTACTTCGGTATCTCCGTTACTAGGCGATTGTCCAGTTGAACTGCCATCATAATTCCACATCGGAATGTGAGACAAGTTTAAAGAGATGCTGCTAAGCTTGAGCGTGCGGGATTTCGTGCGAATCTCGTTGTTTCCACCGAGCCAAATGTAATCTACCAAATATGTGAAAGACATTTTTGCGGTCGTAAGTATAAATCAAACACATCTTCTCTTTAAATGATTATTGTGTTTTCATTTAAAAACGTTGACCATAAATAAAGTATTTCAAGGAAGACAATACCATGTTTTTTGCGATAGAACCACATACATTTAACATTGATTACGCAACATTAACGGAAAAAACGAAGAACAATGTAATTGAAAACAGCTGGTTTCATCGGTTAATGTATGAACACGACGCTTTTACTATGAATGGCGTTGCCATTAACTTTTCTCTCACCATCAATAAAACTGAAACCAGTTATGACAAGTTGAAACATTGTTTTTCACTTGAAGACGACAATAATCAGGCGGTTATAAATGAATTGACGCGAATTGAGAGAGAAATTCTTGCCTATACGACTTTATTCGAAGGAAAAACGCCGATGTTTCACATTGAAAATCAGACAAAACACGGCTTTATAAAGCTATTCAATGGAACAAGCCGCTCACATAAAACATATTCTAACGCTACCACACATCATACATTAAAAACATATCATATGAAGCCCAGACCACTTTATTTCTCTCAAACACAAGATTTCATATTAAAGATATCGGGTATTTGGTATAATGACATTAACTATGGAATTACATACAAGTTTGAAAAGGCATCAAAACCAGTTAACCATCTGTAGTAAATTTAGAAATGATGACATAAAGAAACCCAATAACAAGAGCATTAATCAGAGAGAACGCGTTGAGCACATTCTTAAGGTTGCTCATTAACATATTGAGCATCTTGTTACCGCTAGTCGAAGGCTCCGTTCCAAGTAACTCGTCTTTTAAGTATTTGAAAAGTATCACAATTTGTAGAGTTAAAAGAATGTATGATGTCCACTTAAATGCAGTGAATTCCGCTGGCGGTTCAATGTCATATATATTATGCTTGTATGTGGCAAATATGAGTGCTAAAAAGAAGAGAAGAGTTATGAGAACAATAGTTGGGTATGAATGAGAGAAAATACCCCAAATTTTGGAGAGAGTTGATGTGGTTTGGTCGGTTGATGTGCGACGGCTCACTTGTGCCATAACAAATATGAATGCCAGTGCAACACTGAAAATGAGTGTTATGTATGATGGTAATTCGCCCCTTGGAAATAAAAAAGCAACGAGTCCAGTTACAGCAACCGCCGTTAAAATGTTTAACAGGTTTGATGAATAATATAGGCTCGAATCGACGACTGTAGCAGGCATATATTATTCTGTGTGATTTTATTTTTTAAGGTGGCACGGCTTATAATAACTCGGGTATTTGCTGCGTGAATAAAAACAGGTTTTTTCATTTTTCATTCCATTGTTTATGCAAATCCATTCCAATACATTGATGTTTTTAAATTCATCGAGAGAAGAGAATTGAGGCATTCCTGTATATGTCTCTTCTTTGTATCTCCATTTTCCAATGAAATGACCGTTGTAAATGTCAGAAGTACACCCACGCACTTCATAATTACATCCTATGTCAAAGACAATTCCACAACCTTCACAGAATTCAAATACATCGTCTTTATAGTAATTGTTTTTAACTCTACAATCACATAATGGACAAGTTTTATCATCGGCTCCATTTGGTGTGCTACATAAAAAAGAGCATTTGGATTCTATTTTTATTAAGTTTTTAATTTTACTATTTAATATAACTTTATTTCTAAATCAGTTTATTTCTAACTCACTTTATTCCACAACAATTCCGTGGGCTTCCTTAAACCACTGCAACAACTTCTCAATCGGTGCAGACGTTGAGTCAAACGGGCATCCTTTTGTTGGATAGAACTTGGGTTGTTTCATCTTTGCCGTTTTGTAATAGAAGTATGGTCCATATTGTCCTTTACGGAGAGAAAGTTCCGGATTTGTAGATAACTGGCGAAGTATGTTTGATGATGGTGATGCCGTCGCTGCTGCCGCGTCTTTTTGTTTAATAAGTGATACAACATCTTCGAGAGAAGGTGATGGTGCGGCAAGCGCCTTAATTGAGTATGATTTGCCATTGAATTGGACATATGGTCCATATTTCCCTTCTTTAACAACTATTTTCTCTCCATTATGTTCCCCCAAGTAGCCATCAATTGTATCTGGCCGTTCTTCATCCACTATCGCGTCTTTCACCGCAATCTTCTTCTCAAGCAAATCATTAATAGATACATCCTTCTTTATCTTGTAATACTTGGTTTGCTTATCAGGAGCACTGAATTTTATACAAGGACCATATTTTCCAACATAGAGAGAATGATGCGCATCCAATTTATTCTTATTAATAGGTTCTTCGGCTATTTTTCCCGTAAGATGCGTTATCTGGTCGTAACACCTCTTACATAGCGTTTGCCATTCTACCTCGCCACTTCCGATACGGTCAAGTTCATTTTCCATGTCAGACGTATATTCATAGACAAAGAGCTCATTAAAATGCTTTGTCAGGAATTCAATAACGATCTTACCAATGGGCTGAATTACGAGTTTCTTGTTTTCCTTGCCAAATGAACGAAGAGTCGTTATTTCCTTAATCTCGTCATCAGACAACTCATAATCAACACATTTGTATTGTTTGCCTTCTATCGTTTGAACAGCAACATATTCTCTCTCTTTAATCTTATCTAAGAGGCTGGAAAACGTAGCAGGGCGCCCAATGTTGCGGGTTTCTAACAGATTCACGAGCTTCGCCTCGGTATAATGTTGTTTGGATTGCTTTATGGCGAATTTCGCTGTAATTTTGTTGTAATTTGTGGGGATTGATGAAATCGTCGTGTAATAGTTGTAAATCGTTGAAGTGTTTGTGGTTTCGGGCTCGTCATCTGGATCTGACTGGGAAGATTTGCCGATGGTTTGCCAGCCTAATCTAACAGGGATTTCCGCGGTGTGGAAATAGGACACCTTTGGAATAGGAGACGCAATTTCGGCACAAATGACACTATATATCGCCGAAGCCATACAACTTTGGAGAGAATTAGCCCAGATTAGCGTATACAGACGACGCTCTTTTTGGCCGATTTTCTCGTCAGTTATGTCTTTTGTGGCGACATTTGTGGGGCGTATGGCCTCGTGTGCGTCTTGTGTGATGTCCGGTTTGGCAGGTTTGGCCGTCTTTTTCGGCTCGCTACCCAGCATAATCGCCGTCAATTCTTCTTGTGTGGCGACGACATCCCCCGAATAGTGTTGTTTCAAATACTTAACGGCACTATCGACAAACGTCTCACTATATTTCTTGCTATCAGTGCGCATATAGGTTATGTATCCATTCTCATAGAGCGTTTGTGCGAGTCTCATTGTATCTTTTGGAGAGAAATGGAGGACATTGCTGGCTGATTGTTGGAGGGTCGATGTTATAAAAGGTTGTGGAGCCTTTCTCTCCGAACGCGATGGTTCCTTGCGAGTAAGCACGTGTTCGTGAGATGCCGTGTTTTCAAGGAATTCTTCCATTGTTTGCTGAGTGAGTCCATGAGCAGCATCCAATTTAAATGCAATATTCAACTTACCGAAATATCCTACTACATCATAAGTCTCTTCTCCAGCGCCATTCTCATCGATATCGCGCTGATTATCGTAAATGAGACGTAATGCCGGGGTTTGACAACGACCAGCAGAGAGAGAGTTTTCAGCAGTCTTTGAGATGTATTTCCACAGAATCGGAGAGACATTATAACCAACCACTCGGTCCAACACCATTCGTGCCATTTGCGAGTTAACCTTGTTCATATCAATCGTTTTTGGAGAGGCAATAGCATCAGCCAACCCTTTGGGCGTAATCTCGTGAAACGTAATCCGTTTTGTGGTTTTCACCGGCAACTTATAGACTTGAGCCAAATGCCAAGCAATCGCTTCGCCTTCACGGTCATCGTCTGTTGCTAAGATGACTTCAGGCGCCGTTTCAATTGCTTTCTTCAGTTTAGTCAAACCTTTTCCGTCAATCATCTTGAATTTCGGCTTGAAATTATTAGAAATGTCGACATCAACTAGCTCACGAATGTGACCATATGACGCGAGACACTGATATTCACCACCTAGATACTCCTCAATCTTGGCACATTTGGCGGGGGATTCAACGATGATGAGAGGTTTTGACATTTTGTATGTGGAGAGAAACAGTGAATTGTGTTTAAATGATTTAAAAGCAATTCGTTCAATTTTGTTTATTAACACAAATGTGCGACACACAAATTTATGCTGAAATTGATTACACATATACAATGCAATTTATTCACATACATTGAAAGAAGGTCAGTTGAATCTGGATGGCTTAAAAAATCGTATATCAGATGACAACTCACTTAAAAATAAAATAGATTTAACTAGTAAGAAAGTCGAAAATGACGAAGAGTTGCGTATTTTGTAAGACACCAAACGTAGATTACACCTGTTGTCTTAGTCGTGGTTGTAAAATATGCGAATGCTGCTACAAAGAATTGTTTGTTGAGACCAAATATGGGTTCGCCCCTAGAAATCCTCAACTTAACTGGCACAATTGCCCGGAATGTCAGAGAGAAATCGTTGACTTAACTTGGATTGATTTAAAAGGACACCTTAAATATAAGATGTCAGGATTTCAATACATTAAAAATATGAGTCTTTACTTCCGATCACAATTACAATTCACTAATTAATCTAAGTAAACGAAATAAGCGCGTCATAATCTCAATGCCACAGCAATAACGTGGTTTGGTGTCTTCTTCCTCAACGCCAATGAGCGGATCATATTCTAAAATAATGTGTTCAAAACTTTCTTCGCCATTAATATCTTCAATGATGACGTGCTTTTCTCTCTTCATTTGTGCTGTTAAAGTAATTGTAGAACAACTTATTTAATTCAATTTTCTTTCATCTCATTTAATAACTTAAATTGTTCCCAACTAACTTTGTTCGCTGGTTTTACAAAAGAGACCTTTTTTCCATCGTCATTAAAACGCTCTTCACGCTTGAGAGCACTATCAACATACATCTTCTTTAAAATAAGACCTATTTGATAGGAACCTTGGTGCTGATCCACTGTTCCATTCTCAATCTCCTCCAACACATCAAGAAATTGGTGCATTATGTTATAATTCAACTCATTCGCAATGAGACGGTTGAAAATGTTGGTGTAGTTGTTAAACAAGAAAGAACACTGAGACGTCGCGATTTGCCTAAACTGCTCGTGAGAAATCCTCTTATACTTCTTCTTAAGTTCTTTCATATGGTTTACATCGTGTCGAATTAACTTGCTGTGCTTGAGCTCGCGAATTTGGTCGGTTGTCTCTTTAACGTCGTTCTCCTTCATCAAACGCTGAAGATTGAGGCGGGTTTTTTCATCAATCGGCGGGAATTCCATTTAAACATAAGAGGTTAAAATACTTTTAAATATAAAATCGTGTTAAATTATTATTTCTCTCCATTATTTATCAGAAAATGGGTGCTAACGGACCGATGCCTCACATTGCACTTGGCTACAAATATGGTGCGAGTACAGCAAGAGAAGAAGCAATGCTTGCAGGAATGGAAAAAATTAATGAACAAGCAGATATGAACAATAAACACTCTGGAGGTTCCAAGATGACAGTTCCACAGATTCACACAGGTGCGAGCGGTGACGCAGCGATTAATAGTCATATGGCTTCTCTAAATGCATCACTCACTAAACACAGGGCAAATAGCGTGTTTGACACGTTGGCCATCACAAATTCAGTTGGTGGAGGTCGCAAGAAACGACGAACCAACAAGAAGAAAAAGACACATAAGAAGAAAAAGACACATAAGAAGAAAAAGACTATAAATAGACGTCGTTAATAAATGTATTTAGCCATCAATTCGGGATTTTGAATAAGGCATATTATGTGCCATTCAGCGTTTATGTGTTTTATTGTAAGGGCAGCGCCTGCATTTTCAGTGACCCAATCTTCTAAATACAACACCAGTTTCTTGAATAATTCATAATCTATTTTTTCTTCTTTTCTAATATTGAACAATTGACAATTCTTCGGAACATTTGCGTATTTATTAAATCCATAAAAGAAGTGATAGTCAAATGGGCAATCTCTGAGGAATTGTTGATCAACGTCAGATTCATTATAAACATAATCTTTAAGAATATCTGCATAAAGATAATAACCGTCGTATGACACCACATATAATTCTCCGTTGTGAATATGATATGTTAAATTGTCGTTTTCATTTATGCTCACCATTTCATAATATAAGGCATCGTATAAGTATTTCAACAATTCGTTGCGTGTCTCGCAATTTTGTATTTTAATCAAGTATTCATCTCTTATCTTGCTCACTTGATGTGTAATCATTTTCTATTGTGCATACTACGGTGTATTTAAGTATTTTTCTTTTATTGTAATGTTATATTATGAGAGCATCCGACATCTTTTTAACAATCGTAATTTTATTGATATTCACCATAATTTATACATCAAATATATTGGCCGTTGGAGCCGGCAACATCAAGAAGGATTGGCCTAAATATAGGTGTAATCCAGCAATTATGCCATTTACTAGTTACTTTGGACACAACCCAGTCGAAAATATGACCTATTGTATTCAAAATATGCAGACTGACTACATGGGACACTTGCTTGAGCCAGTCAACTACGCAATGGGTGTTACACAACAGTTGGGAGGAGACTTGGGCGATAGTATACAGCACACGCGTGGGTTCATAAGCGATTTTAGGGATTCAGTGACAAGCATAGTGTCGAGCATTTTCGGAGTGTTCTTAAATGCTATGCTCCAATTCCAGAAGACAATCATTAAACTGAAGGATATTATTGGAAAAGTCGTTGGAATTAGCACGACGTTCTTGTTTATGACTGATGGAGCAATTCGCACTGGCAATAGTGTCTGGAAAGGACCAATAGGTGGAACACTGAGAACTGTTTGTTTTCATCCAGATACCGAGTTGGAATTAGTGAATGGAGAGAAAAAAGCAATTAAAAATATGACAATACAAGACGTCTTAGTGAGTGGCAGTCGAATAGACGGTGTTGTTGTTTTGAAGAATATTTATCAAGAGCCGTTTTATCGCATAAGATCTACTCCCGATATACTTGTAACAGGAGGACACTACATTATGGATGAAGAGAAAAACAAGTTTGTTTATGTGCGTGATTCAGTGAAGGCAACGAAGACAAATGACGTCAGCAATACACTATACTGCCTCATAACGGATGACCACTTGATTAAGATTGGCGAACACACATTTTGGGACTACGAAGACTCCTAATTAAATGAGAAAATTTCTCTTTATTGTTAGTCTTCTACAGGGAATGTTGGCATCCATGGGGAATGTTGGCATCTACTGCTCCTCTTCGTCGCTTGATGATGGCTCTGTTGCCGGCTGTCGTGGAAGTTGAAAGGGGATCTCGTAGTTCTCGTAGTAGGTGATGGGCCTTCTTCCGTCAGTTTCCATTGTGAGCATCTTGTTGATGTTGGACACCGTGCGGTTCTGCAAGACGACTGGCAAAAGCGGGTAGAGCACCTTCATGTGGGGGCGACTTCCAAGCTTCAAGCATCCCGAAGACATCCTGTGGCTCTTTCGTCCGGAAATGCTGACAAGCTCGTTGATCGTCTTCGTCCTTGGCGTGTTTGGTCCTGCCCACTCCTCGTCGGCAAATCGTACGGTTGTCATCTTTTGTGTTGGCGCTGGAGAATTGCCTTTTATAAAAAACATAAAAAGCATTTCAATTTTTTAATTAACTTATCAGTTCTCTCAATAAAGGAAAAATGTCTAGCAACAATATAACTACACATATTATGGAAGAATCTATCAGTAACTTATACAATAAAGAAACATATTTAGACAAATACGGTGGTTCTCTCATAATAACAACAATTACCATCTTAATTGTCTTCGTTATCTACTCGTATTTTGTGATTTCACATAATTTTGGGAAAATCCGCGCAAATTGGAATGAATACAAATGTCATCCATCTGTTATACCATTTGCCGGATTAATCAATGGAGAGAAAACAACAACCCAGGCAAATTTCACGGAATGCACACAGACCATTCTCACTTATTTATCGGGCGAGTTCTTGAAGCCAATTTACTATTCTACTCAGGTATCCAGCAACATTTTCAGCGGTCTTGTTGATGATTTAAACAGTATTCGCAAAATGATGTCTTATTTGAGAGACAGTGTGTCAGAAGTCGTTGATTCTGTCTTGTCTCGCTTCTTATACGCTCTTATGCCTATTCGTCGCGACATCATCAAATTAAAGTCAACCCTCGGCAAAACAGAAGGTGTTCTCACTGGCACGCTATTCACGTCTCTCGCTTCTTATATGGGTCTCCGTGCCTTTTTTGGGGCATTCATTGAAATCGTAATTAAAGGACTCATTGCCCTCGCAGCGTTCATTATTGCTATGTGGATAATTCCATTCACTTGGCCAGTCGCAGGTGCCGCCACTGCTTTTTTCGCAGCAATAGGCATCCCCTTTGCCATCGCCATAGCATACTTGAAAACAACGATTCACACTGACGCAAAGATGCCAGGCAAACCAAAACGCCGTTGCTTTGATGGAGAGACACTAATTCAGACAACACGCGGAGAGAAACGCATCGCAGATATTTTACCGGATGACGATCTCGGAGACGGAAATGTCGTAACCGGTGTAGTCAAATGTTCTTCCGAAGACCTTGAAATGTATTATTTAGACGGATACAAAGTATCAGGAGACCATCAATACGTAAAAGCATCTGGACATTATGATTATGTCTCTAACCACCATGATGCAGTTCTTATTCCAGATTATAATGGGGAATTCGTATATTGTTTAAATACAACACGCAAAGGATTTTCTGTAGGAGGAACGTGGTTTTTAGATTGGGATGAAGTGTCTGATGTAGAACTTAATTGTATCAAACAAAAATTGAGTTCCACATTTTTTGGTAGTCATCTATCGTTTGCCAATTTAAATAGATGGATTGATGGCGGATTTGTCAGAGACACTGGAATCCAAATGAAATCCGGCGAAGTTAAGAGAATTGATGAAATCAAGTGTGGGGACATTTTAAAGAATGGAGAGAAAGTGATGGGTCTAGTTAAGGTTAAACGACACGAAATATACGGATATTGTGTAAATGGCACCTTTTTTAAAGGCGGACCAAACATAATGTATATGGATGATAATCATATTAAGACAACCATTGGACGCGGAATTTATTTGAATTATTTACCAGAAGAAAAGTATTTGTATCATTTACTCACTGATACTGACGAATTTGAATTTGATGGAATCAGAATATGTGACTATAATTATTGTATCGACGCTTTTATTAATTAAGGGGGTGTGTTCATTTATTTCTCTCAAATATCTATAAATGGAAATTAACATTCTTGGTTACAAGACTACGTTGGAAATCATTGTATTGTTCGCAGTTGTCTCATTTTTACTCTGGACTCACTGGGTTAGTGGTTGCTGTCGTGTTCCGGTTAAGGAAGGTATGATATCTCTCCTTCCTGCGAGTGTTCAGCACAAGATGGGTCAAGGTGTTGCTGGTTCATGGGAAACGAAGCCTTATGTAAAGGGACCTGCTATCGAGTGGCGTAAACAGCCACACGACACTTACAAGGAAGTCCCTGTGCCCCTTCCCGAAGGTTCTCTCCACTTTTTAGCCGAAAATGAGTTTAAACCCGAATGTTGCGGTTCTACCTTTAGCAGTTATGGTGGATGCGCTTGTTTAACTGAAAAGCAGATGGATTACATTAATGCGCGAGGTGGAAATCGCACGGCAGGCAACGAATTTTAAAGTTTATTAGTGTTTAAGTTTATTAACTAAATTTAAACATTAATTTTTAAAATATCAATTAATTATATAATGAATCCACAAGAAACTGCTGTTCAAGTGATAAGGAACTTAAAAACCAAGCGTTCTGTTCTTTCTTCCGACATTGCCAATAAACAACAAATCATCAATAAAATAGATGAAATTTTATCAAATATTAAGGAAGTTGTTATGGAAAGAATGAGATTAAAGAAAAAAATGAACCCAATGTCCGGTGGAACTAAACTGGATGAATTAACTAAAAAACTCGTTGAAAGTGTCAAAGAATACTTAAAAGAGATTGAGAAACTGGAAGGAACAAAAACAGCCACCGACCTCCCTCTTGCAGAGATTCTTACCGAGTCGGCGTCTGCAGACTTGAGCGCCGTCATAGACGAACTTGGAAAGGAAATTATATCTATGACTGGTGGTAAAAAGAGAAAGACGAAGAAGACAAAGAAGATCAACAAGAAATCCAAGAAGACAAAGAAGATCAACAAGAAATCAAGAAAATAATATTCACACTACGTGTTAGCTTATTTCTAATTCCATAGGAAACACAATCGTTTGTGCGCATTGAATGTTTAAATAAATTAATAAAAAATGGTTTAGACTCCGAAATGCCTGGAACTTATATTATATTTTATGTGAACAAATAATATAATGGATGATTTTGTAGAAATTGACCCAATTCGTTCAATCCCCGCAAAAGACGCCATTGTAACCAACTTTGAAAAACTATTAAGCACAATTAAAAAACAACTTGAACAATTGTACAATTTTACTGTTTCGCCAGATTTCAAACGCATTGAACAAACGCGTAAAACCGAACTTAATGAATTGAAGAACAATGTCATTTCTAAATTGATGGACCAACTTATTGTAGCGATTGATGCGTTTAAATTGCTTGGTATGAGTGGTGGTGGATTCATGTCTAGATTGTTAAAACGTGGAACACAAATTTCATTGTCTGACACGGAGACATTGTTGTCAAATTTAGAAGATAACATGTCTGATGAATTTATAAAATTTAATGCATTGCTTAACATGATAGTTACTTACACTAATGTAGTTGACAAAAATGAACAGTCTAAATCAAGACTGCTTTTTGATCTTACATTAACAAAAATGGAAACATTTAACTCAATAATTAAGGAAATCATTAACATTATACAAAAATATAACAATATTCCAAGCAAAAATAAGGTTGGTGGTAGAAAACACAAGAGATCCAAAACCATCAAACATAATACTAAATCTAAATCTATTAAACGCAAATCCATTAAATATCATCTCTAACCATTTCACATTCATTACAATAAGTATAACCAACCATAGACATTAATTCAGGATTTTCAAAATGGTCTGAAATCCATAAATGGTCGCAAGTTGTATATACGTGCCTCTTAATTCTCTCATAAAACGATTGTTTTTCGGCTAATTCTTCGCGTGCCACCTTCAATTCTCTCCTAATTTCATCCAAATATTCGTTCAATAACTTAATACTTGGACTCTCCCTTAAAACACGTTGAACAACAGCCAATGCGTCATTAATATCTGTTTCATTGATTGCCTTCATTTTATTTACATTATCTTCATTGATTAAAGCATTGATTTCTCTCGTTTTGTAAATTAACGCGCTTATTTGAAACTCAATGCGGGTAATATCAGATTTATACATTTTTTTCATTTTTTTAATTTCGTTTTCAACAGTAAGCTCCATTGACATTAAATAATATGTAATAAAAAATATATTTATGTCATTTTATTAATTCATTGTGATATCTATTAACAAGTGATATCTATTAACAATACATATTCACTGGAAATCCGTCGCCTGCCTTCTTAATAAGCGAGTCAACGACATCTGGAGTAACAACGAATGGGAATGCTACCGTTTTGAGAGAATTGTCAAACACGTTGGCACCAGGCTTCATCAGGCGGAACAAGTTGAGCTTCGTGTGAATAATCTCCAGACATCGCTTGAGGTTTCGGACTCCCTTCTCGGTTTCAGTCAAGTGAGCGTTAATATAATTAATTGTCTCTTCTGGGATGATAATCTCACCCTCATTGATATTTACTGCGTCTCGAATCTTCGGGAGCAAGTAGTTGTTGGCAATAATCAACTTGTCTTGCGACTTGTATCCATCTGTCCTGATGCGGTACATGCGATCGCGCAGAATTGGATTGACCTTGCTTTCATCATTGTAGCTGAAGATGAACATCGCCTTACTCAAGTCAAAATCGATGTTTGAAAAGTACTTGTCGTGGAATTGACTGTTTTGTGTTGTATCAGTCAAATGTGTGAGAATTCCAATGATTTCCTCGCCCTTTGGAGTGTCGCTCACTTTGTCCAACTCATCAAAGTAGAAGACGGGGTTCATACACTTGCTCTGCATGAGAATGTCAACAATGCGTCCCCAACAGCTTCCTTCATACGTGTAGGAATGTCCCTCCAGGAAACTGCTGTCAGTAGCACCACCAAGCGGAATGAACGCAAATGGACGATTCAGAATCTTGCTGATTCCCTCCTTGACAAGGGTCGTCTTTCCGGTTCCCATCGGGCCTTGAATGGCAATCGCTGTGCCGACTGAACTGGGATTGGAAATCCATTGGCCGATCATCTGCATAATCTGGTGCTTCGCGTCGTCCATTCCATAAACCACGCTGTCGAGTGTGCTCTTGGCGTTCTCCATAAACGCGTGGATTTCGTCAATGCCGTGTGTAGCCATCGTGATCGGGAGTTGCTGATACTTGCCAAACGGCGTTGCCATGAATCCGTCAACCCAGTGCTTCACCTTGTAATACTCGCCATCACCGGCGTCCATATATTCGAGAGAATTAATCTTCTTAAGAGCAATGGTCTTGAATGTAACCGGAATGTCTGCCTCAATAAGCGAAATGCGATAAGGCTTGTCAACCTTGTTGTGCTCATTCAATTCCGACAATTTTGAGACAATGTTCGACTGAGATGACACGTCAAGCGTGTCAAAGTAGCCGACGTCATCCATGTCGTTCCGAGTTCGCAGAAGTTTGCGGAATTTCTTGTTATTCGTCTTCTTCTCAGTCTTCTCGTGCTTGGCCAACTTCTTAAGAACCGCCTTCTCGTGCTTTTTCTCTTCTTCGGCGACAATGCGCTCTACTTTCTTGATAAAGACATCGCGTCCCTTGAATTTGTCTGTCTGGTATGCCTTCATCATTTCAATGATTTCCTTGTATTTTGGAGTCTTGATTTCACGAATTGACTTGTCTTCCTCCTCCTCTTCTGACGAAGAACTCTCATTCTCCTCTTCGTCTTCACTATCAGACGTTTCATCCTGATTTTTCAGCATCATCCTGTTATTCGGCATAAATGTAAATACCACGTTCATCTTCTGGTCTTCAACCAAATCCTCAACTTCCTCACTATCAATCGATTCTTCTGTTGAGTAATCGGTCTCAGATACTGGTGTACTAGACGGCACATACTCCTCGTCGGTTGACGATTCGGACTTTGTCCGCTTATTCTTGGATTTAGTCGCAATTTTCTTGTCAATCTTTTCCATCTTCTCAATCTCCTTCTTCATGTGCTTGGAAGGAAAGATCTTCCCAAGCATCTTCTTAAATTCTCCATTGTCAAAATCCTCAACGTCGGAAGAATCGCTGATGTTGCTTGTGCGAGGCATTGTTGAATTGTGTTGTCTTTTAGTCGAGTTGTGTTGTTTTGAAAGACGCCGAACTTTCATTTCAATTTTTTGACGTTTTAGAAAAAAATTGAAAAGGAATAACAATCTAAAAACAAAAAATATATATCCAATATACAAGAACCAACCATGAGTGGAATAAACACAAAACAGCAACCGTCGCGAATTGTTGGTATTCAGTTCGGCATCATGTCTCCCGAAGAAATTCGGAAAATGTCTGTAGCCAAGATTACTACACGCGATACTTATGAGAATAATAAGCCGGTGGTTAATGGCCTGTTCGACCCTCGCATGGGTGTTCTTGACCCGGGTCTCATTTGTCCCACAGATGGCCTGAATTATATGCAAACCCCTGGATATTTCGGTCATATTGAACTCGCTCAGCCTGTGTTCTATTACCAATACTTGAATACCATTGTCAAGATCCTTCGTTGTATTTGCTTCAAGTGTAGTAAGCTACTCATTAGCAAGGAGAAGTATAATGATATTTTGACGGATAACCGAAAGAAACGATGGGACCACGTGTTTTCTCTGGCAAGCAAGGTGACCCGCTGTGGTGAGGATAATGATGACGGATGTGGCTGTAAGCAACCAGATAAGGTGAGAAAGGAGGGTCTCGCCACAATCGTTGCTGATTGGGACAAACTCAAGGATGAAAATGGCGAGGAGGTGCCAGTGTCTATGAAGTTGTCCGCCAATCACGTGCTCAAGATTTTCAAGCGAATTACCGATGAAGACGTGGATTTTATGGGATTCTCGCATGTTTGGTCTCGTCCCGACTGGATGATTTGTCAAGTGCTCGCGGTCCCGCCTCCTGCTGTGCGTCCATCAGTGAAAATTGACGGTCAGCAACGTAGCGAGGATGACATCACTCACATCATTGTCAACATCATCAAGGCCAACAACACGCTCCAGGAGAAGATCGAGCAAACTATGAGTGATAAGACAAATGAGAAGGCCGAAAATCTTATTGAGGACTGGACAACAGTTCTTCAGTATTATGTGGCGACTATGATTAACAACAACATTCCTGGTAGTGCCCCAGTTTCACAGCGAAGTGGGCGCCCACTCAAGTCAATCGTTGAGAGATTGAACGGAAAGCACGGCCGTGTCCGCGGAAATCTTATGGGAAAGCGCGTCGATTTCTCGGCTCGTTCTGTCATTACGCCTGACCCCAACTTGAGCATCCGAGAACTCGGTGTTCCTAAGAAGATTGCGACAAATATCACTTATCCTGAGAAAGTAAATGAGAGAAATAAGAACTATTTGACGAAGCTGGTTATGAACGGCCCTGATGTTTATCCTGGTGCTAAAATCCTAGAGAGACAAAATGGAGACAACATCTCTCTCCGTTATGTTGATCGCAAGTCAATTGTTCTTGAAGAGGGAGACATCGTTCATCGACATATGATGGATGGTGACCCTGTGCTATTCAACCGTCAGCCGACACTTCACAGAATGAGTATGATGGGACATATTGCTCGTGTTATGGAGGTGGGTGACACGTTTCGAATGAATGTCGGCTGCACAAAGCCATATAATGCTGATTTTGACGGTGACGAGATGAATATGCATATGCCTCAGGACGACGAGTCTGCCGCTGAATTGCTCAATCTCGCGGCAGTCCCTCGTCAAATCATCAATCCACAGAATAACAAGTCAATCATCGGCATTTTCCAGGACTCGCTACTTGGTTCTTACCGATTTACGCGCCCCGATATCAAGTTTAACACGCGTGATGCAATGCGACTGCTTATGATGTATAGTAAGGTTGATGCGAAGTTGTTTGAGTCTCCAGATGCTAGCATCAGCAACTTTGAACTTCTTTCGCAGATTATGCCACCAATGTCTGCCTTCTTTGCAAACGGCAAGTTCGGTGATGATGAGGATAAAAAGACGTCGAACAATATGGTTGAAGTGAAGAATGGAAAGTATTTGAGAGGACAGCTAGATAAGGATGTTCTAGGCGCTGCGGCAAAGGGGTTCATCCAGAGTATTTACAATGACTTTGGTTATCGCGCGTCGGCTGATTTCATTGATGACCTCCAGAACATCGTCACTGAATACATGAAGATGAGCGCGTATAGCGTTGGTGTGAGTGACCTTATCGCTGACCATAAGACGAATGAGCAGATTGCGGCGTCAATTGCGAGCAAGAAACAGCAAGTTAAGGACTTGATTGACCGAGTCTGCATCGGCGCTTTTGAGAATAACAGTGGTCGCAGTAATCTCATCGAGTTCGAGTCTCAAGTCAACAGCATTCTTAATAAGGCGCAAGAGGAGACCGGTAAAATCGGACGCAAGAGTCTCAGCAACAACAATCGATTCAAGATTATGGTTGAAGCCGGTTCTAAGGGTAGCAATATCAACATTGCCCAGATGATTTCGTGTCTCGGTCAGCAGAACGTCGATGGCAAGCGTGTTCCTTATGGTTATGAGGAGCGCACATTGCCTCACTTTACCAAGTTTGACGATGGTCCAGAGGCACGCGGATTTGTTCAGAACTCATTCATCCAGGGTCTCACTCCGCAGGAACTGTTCTTCCATGCTATGGGTGGGCGTATGGGTCTCATTGATACGGCCGTGAAGACATCTCAGACAGGCTATATTCAGCGACGACTTGTAAAGGGTATGGAGGATTTGAAGGTTGAGTATGATATGACTGTTCGCAACAATCAAAATAAGATTATTCAGTTTAAATATGGTGACGACGGTGCGGAGACGACAAAGGTAGAGGCACAGACGTTGCCAATTTGTAAGATGACGGTTGAAGAGATTTACGCACACTTTCAGGTTCCAAATGAGAACCTAATTGTTCAAGAGAATAACTTGATTTTCGATGCCACTACGAGCAAGCGTAATAAGAAGGAAATGGAACAGTTGAAAGCGTTTACAAATAAGTTGATTGCTAGTGTTCTTGAACGTCGCGACTTAATAGCAAAGAATGTCTTCAATTACGACAACACTGATCGCGTGTATTTGCCTGTGAACTTCAAGCGTGTTATTGGAAATGTCAAAGGACAGATGAATATTGGACGGCATTCACTCGTAGACATCACTCCACTTCAATACTTCCAACTGCTCGAGGATACACTCAATAATATGCGCTTCCATTATGTTCAGCCGACGCTACTCTTTGAAACGACATTCTTGTACTACTTGTCTCCGAATGAAATCCTTGTTAAGAACCGGTTCAATCGCATCGCGGTGAATCTCCTTCTGTCGTCTATTGAGCTCTATTACAAGCAGGCGATTGTGAATCCCGGTGAAATGGTTGGACTCATCGCCGCTCAGAGTATTGGTGAGCCGACGACACAGATGACGCTTAACACATTCCATTTTGCTGGTGTGTCATCAAAGTCCAACGTTCTCCGTGGTGTTCCGCGTATTGAGGAGATTCTCTCACTTTCGCCGTCGCCCAAGAATCCATCAGTTACAGTCTCACTAAAGGAAGCCGATGCTGAGGACAGCCAAAAAGCACAAGAGGTGATGTATTCACTCGAGTATACAAATATGCGCGACATTGTCAAGTCTGTTTCCATTTGTTTCGACCCCAATGACATGTCAACTAAGATTAAAGAGGACGACCAGTTGCTTAAGCAGTTCCACGAGTTTCAGCAGATGATGGATGATTGTGGTGGAGGACTGGCAGTCGAGTCTCGCTCTGTGAAGAAGTCCAAGTGGATTGTCCGAATCGAGTTTGACCGAGAGAGTATGCTTGACCGCAACATTACTATGGATGATGTCCATTTCGCCATTAAGAACGCGTATTCCAATGAAGTCGAGTGCGTTTATAGTGACTACAATGCGGACAAACTAATCTTCCGAGTTCGAACAGTTCAAATTATGAATAAGAAGAAGTTCGTTGCCAAGAAGACACTGGATCAGACTGACGAGATTTATCACCTCAATGGCCTTCGCGACAATATTCTCGATAACATCATCCTCAAGGGTGTGAAGAACATCAACAAGGTGAATTTGCGAAAGATTAACAACCAAATTAGCAAGCGTGAGATGAATTACAGCACAAAGGAGAAGTGGGTGCTTGATACTATTGGGACAAATATGAAGGACTTGCTCGCTCTTAAGAATGTTATTGACGTTGACCGCACATTTACAAACGACATTATGGAGGTTTATGAGACGCTTGGAATTGAGGCTGCTCGTCAAACACTTTGTAACGAATTGGCAGAGGTCCTCGAGTTTGATGGTGCATATATCAATTATCATCACTTGGCTCTCCTTGCTGACCGTATGTGTGCAACTATGAAGATGGTATCAATCTTCCGCCACGGCATTAACAACGACGATATCGGACCGATTGCCAAAGCTTCGTTTGAGGAGACACCCGAAATGTTCTTGCGTGCGGCGAAACACGGAGAACTTGATACACTTCGCGGGATTTCAGCAAACGTTATGTGCGGTCAGGAGGGCTATTTTGGAACAAACAACTTCCAGATTGTTCTTGATGTTGAGAAGGCGTCATCAATGGCGAATCGGGAGTTGTCTAGTAGAGACGCGGCAACAGAAAAACTACTTGCCGAATTTAATATTGATGACTCAGCAAACGCTTGTAGTTCAGACAAGATTCACTTAAATGACAACATTGAAATGATTAAGGCAAAGAATACAGGCGACCTGGCTGATGATTATGATATGTTTAAGAATTAAATTGATATATAGTCTTCCACAAAAAACAATTAATAAAAGAATTTCAAAACAACTCTTGATTTCTTTTTAACCAATATGACTTTAGTTAAAAAGAAGTTTGACGAACTAGATTATGTGTTTATAAAACCACCACCATTATACTCATTAATAAAAATGCGTGAATTTAATATAAAAAATGTTGCCTTTTTTTGGTGTGATTATACGCAAAAATTACAGAAAATAAAAATGTTGATGGAAAACACCTTTTTAAATAATAAAGCAAAGGATGAGTTTCTTGTAAATTTCGCTCGATTTCAGAGAACGTTAAACGCATTTAAAAAATTGGTAAAAATGTGGCGGATAAAAAAGAAGTTTTTGTTTTACCCAAACACAACAGACTTAAAAGGCAACGAATTGAGTGAATACAAACATCATTTGGTTATAGATTTAATTGAAAACAAAACAATATACTCTTTTTACATTCTTGATTTGCTTAAAATGTGGAATATGGCACTTAGACAGCGAATGTATGTCATTGAAACACCAACAAAACTAAAAAATCCATATACTAACTTGGAATTTAGCGCATCAAACCTCTATAACATATACTATAAAGCTCGATTTAATAGAATAAGGATTCCTCTACCAGTAGAGATGCATTTTAATTGCTCATTCTCAATGACATTGTTATTACACAACTATGGTTCTCAACTGAGAGAATTTGCGATAAGCGACTACACTGAATCAGACGATGTTTCTCTCTACAATGAATTAATTGCAATTCAGAATGATTATGGCTATTTGTTGCCAAAATTGCGCGTTAGAGAATCCTTTTCAGAAATCATTAAGATGAAACAAATTAAAATATATAACCCAATCATTCAAGCATATTGTTTTATGTCGTATTCAAACAACAGCCATTTAATTTCAAGATATAATAGTCTGTTTTTTAAATTGGTTGACGCATATGCCAAAGAAGCGTCTATATTTTTCTAATATATCCGTCTGCGATAGCATTGTCTTTAATTGCGTTCTTAGTTATCTGAGTGAAATCATTTAATTCAATCTTGATGCTCTCAATCTCGTTCATTAAGAGAGAATATCGCTGAACCTCGTTGTTTACTATGCCGTGCTGTTTTATTACATAGTAAAATGCGTTGTTCTCGTCGTAATTTATAGTCATCAACAGTTGTCCGTTTTCTTTTAGTCTTGTTCCACACACAACTACAATAGGTATCTTGAAATGAACAGCAATCAAGAAGATATCGAGGTTTGTTATATAATAATTGTCAGAAGCAATAAGAATATTTAATGTGACATTTTTCGTTGTCATACTTTTTACAATGTCTTTTTTACCCTGATTTCGCAGTGTAAGTATGTAAAATTCCTCGTTATTTGCTGTTTCTTTACGGTATAAATCAACCAAAAGCCGTTTTATTTCGCCGATTTCCATCCTTTTCTTCGTAAAGTCCTCAATTATTTTGGCAATAAGTTCATAACCACAATTAATGTGGCCTTCGTGCTTCATCAGGAACCTCTTAGTAGATTTTGCGTGAAATAATTTATACATTTTGTCGTGGGATCCCAGCTCAGCTTTTTCTATTTTACATAAGTTCGGAACATCTCCTTCCTTACGGGATGGTTCTTCAACCTTTTTAGTTGTTGTTATTGTTGTTCTCTCTGACATCTGTTTTTCTTCCATTTCTACAACTCTCTCAGACGGTTGAGCGTCATTGTGCGTATTGTGGTTAATGTATGGATTGGTAATTGGTAAATCGCCACTTTCAATATATTCTTTAAATAACAAGTCGTGTAAGAGGACAATTTCATCTTTATGTAAATCATAATCCAATTGTTCAATTATTAAAAACGTGCCTTCTGTAAACAAATACTCGCGAATATGGTTATATCGCAATATTTCATCTGCAATTCTGTGAAAATATATTGTTTCATTGTTGTTTCCGCTAATCAAATGCTTATTTGGTATTAAAAGAACACATTTTCCGCCATCTTTTGAAATACAATATGACTTCTTCTCTCCATCACAATCTCTGCCACAAGCCAACACTTTGTCTATCTTATCAACATTTATTCTCTTGTAATTTACGAATTCAATGTGGTCATCGATTAATTCGTGTAATAATTCGGTTGTCATGATAAGTTTGTTCATATATGTGTTTGGTTCGTCCACAATCGCGTTGATTTTTTTCTTGAGATTGCGATTTTCATACTTGGAGAGAAATATTCGCACGGTGTTCCGAAAAGTATTGTAAAAATTGGTCTCAAGCCTGATGCGTTTTATTGCTTTCTGGCGTTTTTCATCTTGTTCGCCATAATAATTCGTTGAAATCGCTGTTTCCGCCTTTATAACATCGGGTCCATTTGCCATAACAACAATTAGTTTGTCTTTTGAGTGGTTTTCGGTTGGAGCACTGAGAGGCACCACTTGATTCGTCTCAGTTAAAACGCCGACAATTAAATCCTGCTCAACCAACTTCATAATAGGCTTACAGGGCAGTTTGAGCTCTTTTTGAATAAATTTTAAGAAATCTCGGGTGTCCTCGTAATCGGCATAAATATCGTCGTCCATTGCTTTTATTTCATATTGTGGGTGAATATACGATGGTTCGCACGGAATATATCCTGTTTTTTCGTCTTTATAAGAGAGAATAACACCAATCGTTTTGTTATTGTAGTTGATGACTTGATATTTAATTGAATACTCTTTCATGTGCTTTATTTTGTTTAATATACCGTTTAATGACACATTCCGTTTATATTGATATACTTCCGCTGGTTTGCTGTTGTATGGTGCGCATTTCAACATGTCGCCGCGGATGTCTACTAAGGCATTTTTAAATGACGTTCCCAATTCAGTGCTATAAACATTGAAGAACTTCTCTCGGATTGATGTATTGCCAGCTGCGTCTGTTTCTATTAAATAGACTGGTTCATACATTGTTTCGCGTTTAACAATAAGAAGCGTCTTGTATCTAGCGTTGTATATGGCGGCTGCTCTTGAATACACATCAGTCGGACAGATTATCTCAATATTGTCGGTTAAATCGTTTTCAACGACGTTCATAACAACCAGGTTTATTTTGTCGTTAAACAAGTGCCGACACACAAAATCCCAAAGATATGTATAATCAATAACAATTGTCGGGTCTTTTATAAAATCGACGAAATTCTCATATGCCAAGCACGCTTTGCGAAAATACATCTCTTTATTGGTATTGCTTTTTTTGTTCCCCATTAACCGCTTGTAAAAATCCGATTTTTTATATTTGTCGTAATTAATTGTGAGCGAATCCTTCTCGAATATTGTCGCTAAATTGCCATTTTGTAATATGACAAAGACGTCAATAGTGATTTTATAAAGAATTATTTGCTTCATTTCTTCAATTGTCGGAATCTTGGGTAATGCTTCTGAATACGCATAGGCGTCAGCCAAACACGATATAAACGACTGAGAATTGCTGTTTTCTACTCCTTTTCGTAGAATACATTCGGCACTTGGTTTCAAACTCTTGTCTTTTTTGCTGACTTGGCATTTTTCATTGTTTGAATTCAATAACTTTTGTATGGTTGTCGGTAAATATCCGTAAGCGCCTTGTTTAAGTGGGTATTTATTTGGCTCTTTAATGTAATCATCGCGCATCGCAGGCTGTTTCGTCTTTTGCTGTTCTGTTTCGGGTTTCATACATTGTTCTCTCCGAGTTTGCTGCATTTTAGAGTCCCATTGTTTGAAACAACAAGGAACGCACATTCCATCTGGATGCGTATCATCTTTTAAGAATCCTGGATAATGTGTTATGTAATTGCCTTTTTCATCAATGTGTTCATTGTTTTTGGTGCCAACATTAAACTCGAAAATGTATTTTCCTTTTGGAACTTTCTTTGAACCCGATGGAATAATGCCACCATATTTACCTGATTTCACTTCTTGTTCAGTGAGACTCACATTGTCTTTGATTGACCAATAGCGAGGACATATATACCAGTTTTGTTTGTCTGGGGTAGAACCATATTTAATTGCGTTTGTGTATGACCCGCTATGTTCTTTGTCAATGCGCTCCTTCTCTTCGTTTGTTAAGACAACTGGTTGTCGCAACATGTTATGCGGGCACATACGCGAATAAGCCTTGTATTTGCCGTCGTCTTTCGTTAAAAAGAGGCGTGAATCTCGCTGTTGCATTCGCGAAAAAAAGAAGTTTGGATTATTAAGTGGCATTTCATCTATGTCTGATGTTTGCTGTTTCGGCGGTGGCGGCGTCTTTTGCTTTTTTGGTGGTGTTTTGGCTTTTGGTGGAGAAGGAACACTTTCTTCTTCGGGAGACAAATCTTCCAAGTCACTTTCTCCAAAAAAATCATCAATAAACTCATCTTTCTCTGAATCTTGTGTAATTAACCCATTATCAGGATTTATATCGATGTCTTTTCTGTCGGGCAACGGTTGTTCCGGAGAGCTTTTGATGTCGTCGTGAGCTACTATTTGTTCGTCTTCTTCCTCGTCGCCAATACATTTTCTCTCTAATTCGTGTCCCTGTGTTAATTTTACCAATGCGTCCAAATAAATTGGAATGACATCCAGATATCCAACCGCATTAATATTGGCAACTTCAATCATTACATTGCCACTGAATTGATCACGTTTGATTGTTGTCGTGAAACCAGCATTTCCTTGCTTCTTAAACCGCTTATTAGCAAACACGTTTTGTTCAGTGGTCGTTTGATTAAGTATTTTTAAGAGAATCTCGTGAGCTTCTTCTTTAGACACATCGAAATTTTCACTGACAATGTTTGTTATTTCATCGGCATTCCTGTTTTCAGTCATAAGACGGCGCGTAAATTTCTCTATTTTACTGCCTTCTACATAATAATCCACGCGTTTATAGTCCATTTCTATGCCTTTCATTAAATTGCCTTCATTCACTGAAAATATACTCTTCAAGCATTTCATGTATTTTTCAATCAATAATGGCTTATCGAGTTCAAAATACTCGATGTATTTCATATTAACTATTTCCACTAATCCGTCTGTGAATTTTTCAAAATACTTATAACTATAGCCACTTTGGTCGATGAACGTGTTTATTTGCTCGATAACTGGATTCAGTTTCTCTCCGGCAATTTTAGTTGCACTATCCAGGGTCTGAGCAGTTTCTGTCGTCATCGTCACTTTTATGTTAGCGTCCGTGTCAAATTCGGCAATCATCACAACTCCATCAACATCTAAATAAATTCCTACAGACTTTTCTCTTGCTATGTTATTTGCCAACTTTGTCAGTTTTGATTTCGTTAAATACGGGATTTTTTTGCCATTAATAGTTGATTTGTTGGCAAAAAGACGGTACATCTTTTCTCTCTTCTTACCCGGATTGTATTTAATAAATGGGATAGAACCCGATGTCTTCACTAGTTTGAATATGACGTCAATTGGGATTGAAATCTCAGTTGCTGGACGCATAATAAATGTTATTTCGGATATCCCCTGTTGAATATACTTAGTGGTTGTTTTGTCCTTGTGAATTTCACGTAAAAGTGCCACATTCTCCTGTGTTTTTATGTATTTCGCCGTGAGTTCTGTTTGATTATCGTCAATCAGTTTCTCTCTATTGGAGAGAAGTTGTTCCCTAGTCCTTATATCTTTCTTAAACAAAAAGGGGTAATATATTTGAAATACGTGCTCGTTCTTTAAAAATGTCATTGCGTCTTCAGCAGTAACAATATAAAGTGTGTTGTCGTCTATATTACCATAATTCAAAAGAAGATTGCGATTGTATGTAGATGTCATCTCGTGCGCACTGTTTGAGAGAACTATGTCATCAAAATCCTTAACAAGCAGTGGATTCACACAAAAAGGGAATTTATGAGTAGCATTCATGTCCATTCCCACTGGAATTAGCACTGTCTCCTCTTCTTTTATGTTCAAATTCATCACTACATCCATGTCAATCTCTGTGTTTTCGGGCGGTTCAGATACATTATGTGAATCAATGTTGGAGAGAAAGTTTCTAAGACGAGTGCGAGGAATAACACCAGTATTTTGAGAGAGTTCGTTGTATGCCTGTCTTTTTGACATAAATTTCCGTTTTTTGGCGAACAAATATAGTTCTTCATAGGCAATTTTCTCTCGCAATCCTGCAATAATCTTCTTCTTCACTACATCAATCGTATCATCCTCATATATTTCATCAAATACAAATGTTTTTTTTATTTTATTGTCTTCGTGTAATTGGACTATTTTCATATGGTCTTATAATAATTGTATATATTATATTGAAATCACTTAATTAAGAATCTGTATTTATGTTAATTACAGAGAAATGTCGTTTAAAATCATCGTAGCTAAAGATGAAAAGGGCGGTATTGGGTTGAACAACCAGTTGCCCTGGAACTATAAAGAGGATTTGAAGCGATTTTCAACCCTTACGCGCGGGAATGGAAGGAATGCCATTTTTATGGGGAGAAAAACGTGGGATAGTTTGCCATCACACCCACTTGTAGGACGACACAACTTAATTTTAAGTAGGTCGACGTTTTCTTTTTCGTCGTCAAATACGATTCATTATGATAAAGACAAAATAAGCCTATTTAAAGATACTGAATATGTGTTGGACTACATAAAAGAGATGTTTTTCGAGGACGTCTGGATTATAGGTGGAGAGAAATTGTATGAAGCGTTTCTCAATGAATCAGAGTTAAATAAACTAGTAAAAGAGGTTTATGTAACCGAAGTTGCCGGTGATTACAACTGTGATGTATTCTTCGGCGAGTTGAATCCAGTGCAATACGAGGAGATTTCGTGCGAATCTGTTGGAGAGAAACTGAAATTTAAAGTCTATCGCAATAAATATTTCACAAATTAAAGTGAATCCACGAATTTTATATATTCCGTTTTGATGTGATGTGTCGTTGTTTTGAGACCATTCTTTAAAAAACAACATTCCTCGATAATTTCCAGTAAATCGGCAACTAAACTGTCATCAGCTTTTGCGCCAACTATCTCAAAGTAACGTTTAAGAACACCCAACAGAATAATTCCGAAACTGTATCGGTCAATGAATTTGTAAATTGCTTTTAAATGTTCGCTCGGTTCTTTTCCGTGGTTCTTCACAAGAATTTTTAATATTTTGTCATTAGCTGTGGTGTAATTGGTGGGGTTCTTTTCTTTTAACATTGTTTCGCTAAAATCAGGTCTCACCACAAGTGACAATGTATTGTCGTATTGAGTGTGAAACTCTTTCTCTGATTGTATATTAAACATTATTCTTGCTGTTTTCCTTATAAAATCATCATTAGACGTATATAACGTTTTATAGTAGTTTATCAAAAACATGTTTGCTAATGTAGGCCAAATTACGTAAGAATGATTATCATAAAAAAATGAGCCGTCTAAACCCAGTTTTTCGATATCTCTCAATTCATCAACATCGATTATTTTGAAATTGCCTTGTAAATCAACCATTGTGTTCTGTAATTTCAAGTCACCGTGTATAATATTTTTATCGTGAATCTTCTCAATTCCCTCAATAATTCGCTGCGTTTTTTTTAAGAATTTGATGATGCCGTCCTTTGTTGATACGCCAATTAATTCTGCTCCTAAATCACGCTTGCCTTGGTCAGACGTGGTTTGCATAGTATGCTTGCTAAAATCAGTTCCTTCTCTCCATGCATCATTATAAACAGACGCGTGTGTTCTCATCTCTTTCTTGTTGAGCTTACAAAGGTTTTCCGGAAGTATGAAGTATTTGTTAAGTTCTTTTAATTCATCTTTAGTGAATGCCTTGTTTAATAATTCAAGTGTGGTAACTATGTTTTTTACATCTCTTTCATTAAAAAAGAGTTTAGACACTTCTTGCTTAGATTCAATGCGATCTCGAACAAATTCCTCGTTGTCGCAAGGAATTCGTGGTTCTCCTAAAACTATTCCATAAGTTCCGCGTCCAAATACTTTCCCGCCTCTCAATCGTTTTCTACTGTTCGCTTGTTTTCTGCTTTTAGCTTGCCGTCTGCTTTTTCCTTGTTTTCTGCTTTTTGATTGTTTTCTGCTGTTCGCTTGTTTTTTTATGGTTATGGCCATTTATATATAATTGTTATTTTAAGTTTAAGATGAAAAATATGGATTGTCTGTAATTTCCATACCACAATATGTAGTCGAATCTTTTCCATAATCAACTGGCTGATAAACACCCAAGTCAACCGCGTGTTTCAAGAGAAATTTAAAGTTCGCCCAAAAATCAGGCTGATGTCCGATTGATTTTGTCATTAAATGACTCAATTCGTGAAGAGCAACAAACGTCAGCGTATTTTCGTCAATGAGCCTTTTCCCGTTTTTCTTACGCGTTACACAAAATGCCATCTTCTCTCCCTTGTTCTCTGAATATGCTGTATATTCACTCGTTGGCAGCGTTTCATATACTTTCTTTGGATTGAAGTTCTCTTTAAGACGCTGTATGTTCTCTCTGTCAGGGTATAAAGAATACATGTGTTTTACTACCTTCTTCATCTTCGTCGTAACACGCGCCAGCAAATCGGCGACAAGTTGAATCTTATTGCGCTCTCTCACACAATATTTATTTCCATCAACATCAGATATAACACATTTCAAGTTAAATACATCTGAATTGAGATATATTTTTATCATTACGACAACCACAAGCACAACTATGATGTATCCTAAAAAGTCCATTCTCTCCATGATGTTCTTATATGTAGCACACAATTATAATTAATCAAATAAATAAGTTTGGCCTTATTATGTAGATGTAAATATGCTTAATGAAAAAATAAATATCAAGAAGCCCGCCGGCAGGCAGCACACAATTATAATTAATCAAATAAATAAGTTCGTCCTTATTATGTAGATGTAAATATGCTTAATGAAAAAATAAATATCAAGAAGCCCGCCGGCAGGCAGCACATAATTATAATTAATCAAATAAATAAGTTCGGCCTTATTATGTAGATGTAAATATGCTTAATGAAAAATAAATATCAAGAAGCCCGCCGGCAGGCAGCACATAATTATATTTAATCAAACATAATTAAGTGGTAATATCTCTTCTCTTAAACTTAAAGAAGGGGGCGACGGTTAATATCAGGCTCAATGGTCGAGTTATTCCAGGGACCAATTGCTGCCTGAGGAATAGAAGGGTCAGCGCGAAGCTGAAGGTTAGCGTTCTTCATACTCTGACCGACGGTGTTAATGCCGTGGTTCCAGCCAGCCTTTAAGAGGCTGACGTTCATCAGCTCGCTCTTGCCAACGGGGTTGAGCTTTGCCCACTCGCTATTTTCGTCATTTGGGAGTAACTCAGATGGGTCCATAACATCCTTAACAGCACCCTTGCCGACATAGTTGTTTGTGGTCTCAACACCACTCACAGACGCATAGCTATCCATCTGGTTAAACGCAACAGATGGCTCAACGCTCGTGCCACTAGTTGGAACTTGCTGGGATAACGTGGGAACGGGCGGAAGGGTGGATGTGGCAACATCATCGCCATCCTTCATAGAATCCTTGGACGAGCCCTTTCGGAGAGAGTAAGTGTATAACACATATCCGAGAACAACCACTGCTAAAAGTCCGAGAACGTGGTTAGTAGTCAGGTTCTTAAGAATCTTGGGTAAAGCGACAGCCATTTATATATAAAACTAATGATAAAATATTTTTCCGTTTTCTCTTAAATCTCTTCAAATATATTGTCTTCTTCTCCAGAAGAAATGTCGGAATCAAAATCCTCTAAAAGATAAGTATTTTTAATTCGCTTTGCTTCTAAATATGCCTTAATGGCAAGATTCTTGGCTATCGTAGCCTTTTTGCGAGCCTCTCTGTATATTTCATAATATACTTCATTTGGTTGTTTGAGAGAAATTGGGTCGTCGTTGTCGGATAATGCAGATGGAATTATATTGACCTCTTGAATTTCCGGAGGATTCTCAATGTCAACTTCCTGAATTTCAACAAGGATTTTCGAATGTTGTTTTTTCTCCTGAACAACCAGTGGTTTCTCCTGAACAACCAGCGGTTTATCCTGAACAACCAGCGGTTTCTCCTGAACAACCAGCGGTTTATCCTGAACAACCAGCGGTTTCTCCTGAACAACCAGCGGTTTCTCCTGAACAACCAGCGGTTTATCCTGAACAACCAGCGGTTTCTCCTGAACAACCAGCGGTTTCTCCTGAACAACCACCTGCTTAATCATACACTGCTCGTTCATCTTCTTCTCCTTAACTATCATAATTTGGCTTATAGAAACTTCAATTCTAAAACTATTGCTAGTAAACTTAAGTCCCTGAACCTCTAAAATACTTATACATTGCGTGTTTTCATTTGCCAGCTCATCTCCACTTGTTTCCTCCCCATTCTCTCCAAATAAACCGAAATTGTATCTCCTTTCGCTCCTAAACATCTTGTTTTTTTGTTCAAATGCTCTCACCAAGTAAAATTTTGTCTTATATACACGCGACATCGGCGTGAAAAAGTAATCTATGTCTTCCATCGTCATTTCATTTGTAAACCACGCATCTCTCCGTTGATAAATAAGTTCCTTAATCTTTCTCTCAAACTGTTCAATCCAATCACTAAATGTCGTTTGTTCCACATTAAACATAAAATCAACACAATTCTTCTTGTCAGTTGTTGTTATTCCATTCTTCGTGGTGGATTTAGGTGTTTGTATCAGCAGTTGGTCGTCATTCATCGTAATTTTAGAGAAATACGCACCTCCCTGAATTCCACTAGGATTGCCCAATTTCAATTTACTGAAATCAAAATCTGAATTAGGAATAATGATTGACATGTAATTGCTTAATCATTAGAAAAATTCGGCAATAAATTCACGCATTTTTGTTGTATATTTATATTCAAATGGATCACTTTAAAGAAAAAATTATAAAACAATGTTTGACATTTATGAAGAGAGAAGACGTAAAAGAAGAGTTGAAAAACTTGATGCGTCCTATGATTGACATGATTCTTCAGGAAATATATCCGTATTTATATATTTCTCTCGTTTTTTTGCTTGTAAATTTCATTTTGATTTTAGGAATATTTGTTTTTTTAATTCGGAGTTTTTATAAATTGCCATCTGCGTCTGCTATATTTTCTGTTCCTATGTTATAATAAAATGACTGGTTCCTGTAAAATGAATGGTGGCAGAAAGCGAACTCGTTCTAATCGGCGAAAGACAATGAAAGGCGGCAGCGGTCTCGTTGATGCCGCTAAATCATTGTTACTTCCTGCGCTTTTATTTATTGGTCAAAAGTTCCAGCAGAATCGCGTTATTACTAGACGCAAGCGCGATATGAAGAAAACTCTTCGTCGTCGTCGTTAATTAATAAATGACTTAACTTAAAGATTAAGTGATTTATATTATTATCACCAACAATGTCTTCTTCTCACTTTGAAAACAACATTAAGCGATGGGTTTCTCTCGACAATCGGATTAAGGCGTTAAATGACGAGGCAAAGGCACTGCGTGAAGAGAAATCTACTATTAATGACAGTATAAGCCAACACATTGAGGAGAACCACCTGGAAAAGGCGACAATTAAGATTTCAGACGGGAAATTGCGGTATGTTACGACCAAGACTCAGTCGCCGATTTCTCTCAAATATCTGGAATCGTGTTTGTCCGACTGCATCAATGACGACAGCAAGGTAAAGGAAATTATGTCCTACATTAAGGAGAACCGTGAAGTAAAGGAGACAACAGAGATTAAGCGTTACTATGATAAAAAAGACAAGGATGATGATGTCGACAACAGTTCTAATTGATGGAAAAGTATTTAAAAAGATCACATATATTTATTTTAAATACTTATGAAAAAATGGCTTAATCAACCCGTCGTTGACGCAAATGGTGTGTTGATGCACGGAGAAACAGACGAACCTTTCACAAAATGCGATTATATAGACGGATTTCACAAACGAATTGTCGGGATTTTGGAGAGAAACGGATATAATATAATCGATACAAACAAACTTAAAAAAGACTTGGCTAGGTTTATTTATAATTACTCCCATTAACACTGTAAATGCCTAAAAAACACAAGATTTGTGAAAGTGAAGATGAAGATGACCAAATTTACTCTAATCTTGGTCTTCAAGTAAAAGCGACGTTTACTCCAGATGACTTTTTAAGTAACCCTGAAACGAGTATGTTGCTAGAACATGACTTTTATGAACGCATGCTGAAGCGTATTGAAGCCGAAGTGACATCGTTTTACGAGGAATTGAGGAAACACGAATGTGATGTAGCGTCGGGTATGTTGGCACACGACAAAGGTGGTGAAGGAATTGGACTTTTATTGACAATTTTGGCTGACAACATTAAGAAGGACTATCGTTTTGAAATGTTCTATGAACGCCCAGACCTCGCAACGCCGCTCTTAATTGAGTATGAAATCGCGAATTAAGTTGGTGTTACTTGTAATATATTTTAATCAGCCAAAATAAAAACTGATTAATATATATCTCACAACAAAATGAATCCTTTAGAACTAGTTTTAACAAATGACGGTAATCATATTACTGGGGCAGAATATGTTATTGGCAGTGCAATGTTACAAAATGGACAGCCAGCAGCAGTTATTGGAGGTGGTGGCACAAAATCGTTGTTGGAGTCTCTTAAACTCGGAGACCTCGCTGTTCCATTAGGTCTCTTTTATCTCCAAGATTTAGCAAAGAAATCATCGGATTCTTTCAATACCAGCGTATTCGAGTTGTATGATGACAATGAATCATCTGAAGTTAAGTTGATAGAAGATTCTCTCTATGACAAGTTGCTTGCCATGGTAAATGGTGAAGAATCAAGAAATGATAAGAAAAGGGCTAAGATGACACGCAAAAAGAGAGAGTCAAGTTCTATGGCAAAGAAAACTCGAAGGAATTAAAGAGCACTTCGCAGGCATTAAAGGGCACTTCGCAGGAATTAAAGGGCACTTCGCAGGAATTAAAGGGCACTCCACTTTTTAGGGTTAAATGGAGATATGAGTAGCGATGAAAGCGTTTTCTTATACTCCTCAACCTTCTTATTGAGACGCTTTTCCTTTTTACTAAGAGGATAAGGCGACATATTCGTCATAAGTTGCGTCTCTTTTTCGCTTATTTGGGGCTTCAATCCATAGCAATTCACACCAAATTGAACATCTCCATTCTTAATATAACCGCCATTTACACCTGGTCTTCCACAATCGTGGTGATGCTCGTCAATCTTTTGAAGAGTGTCATATGTCTCTTTCTGTGTTGGAAATAACGCCATTTGACCGTCAGACCATCCATAAGAACACCATTCGGCTCCATTTTGGTAAGCAGACTCCACCTCGCCATAAGTTGCTAAACGAGACCCCAGAGCCTTACATACTGCTTTAGCATCCTCATAACCATATGTATTGCCAGGAATGTGATATACCTCTTCCTTTGGGGCTGGAGCTTCTGGGAGAAGAGCTCCATCATCGACGTTTATATCGATTTCAGGAACGGGGCCGAAAATATTCTTAATAGATGTTGTTATATTAATCTTAAAAAAGTACTGGAGACCATTGACAAGGAACAGGAAAACGAGAACAGCCCACATAATAACTTCAATAAAACCAAGTCCACCACTTGTTTCTTCAACAACTCCTCGACTTCCACCCAAAGATCCGAAGAATACGAAGAACAGCACAATGATAGAAATAAGCGACACCAACGGCAACGGATTAATGTTGTTAATTAGATAAGAATTCACATTGTCATAGTAATCACTAACATTTTGAATTTCAGGAGAAAGTTTTATATCCATGCTTGTTATATACTTATTACACATTTTTCTTTTTTAAACTTGCTTATAAAACAAACAATACGCTGCCGACGAACACACGTCCTCCTCTCTCATTTGACTAACATCTGCGTCATTGAAGTGCCACCATTGTCCGTCATGTTTCTTTATATAGGCAGTGTAATGTCCGCCCATCAAGCCACCAGTATGATTACATACTCCGTATAACTCATATTTGTAAAGAGATGGGTTGTAGCCTACGACATATTTGCTTAAGTCAATTTGAGAGAAAACAACCTTTCCTGTATACTTTGTCATTCTATTTCCAGAAACGACGAATCGTTTAAGGTCTATTATAAGGACCTTTGGTAAACTCCAAAACAATATACGTTTAGTAGCATCCACCTTTTCTTTGGTGGTTTCATCAACAATATACTGGTTCTCTCCATTAAGATGTTCTTCTGACGTATACAAGTCAAAACAGTCATATATAGTCGGAGATGTTTTGTTTATGGGAATAGGGAGAGATAGAATGAAAAAAGGCTCAGGCGATGTTGAGAGAAGTTTGCGTTCACTTGTTGACGCATTTACAATTGATGTGTGGATTCCAAAGAAAATGTCCAACATTTCTGAGTATTCCTTTTCATACATACGTTTAATAGCAGAATAACACGAAATCGCCAGTTTATCCTTGTCGTTTTTAGGTGTTCCATCGACGGTAATAGTTACCGAGCGTTTAATTGCTGTGTTAAAACAATCAATTACAAACAACAAAAACTCGGGCAAGTCGTTTTGCGCGAATCCAGTGAAAATGTCCTTGTCTTTGTGTTTTGCTACTCGGCGAACAGCTGATACGAATTTACCAGGACGCATAGTGCCAGTTGTGTGTGAGAGTATAATCTTACGCAATTCATCATATTCTGAGAGAATAGTGGAATCCGGAGTGTCAGTGAGACGCTCTTTATAAGTCTCTTTGTCAAGGAATGAGTTCAATTCAGCCGTAGTTAGGAGACATTGAAGTGCTGAATTGAGAAAACACGTGTTTCCTAAATTTGATAGTCCAATAACAGACGCTGACATTGAAACAGGCTCTGACATTATGGTTGGTAGTTTATTATTTAAAATATCAGTATAAGTTTAAATCTTATTAAATAAAACATTATATCATTATTTAATAAACCATATTAAATAATATATATTAAACTAATTATAGTAAATTACACAATGTTCCCTTCATTTTTTAGATTGTTTAATGAACGTGGGCAAACTGCTGGTGGTAGTAATAGTAATAGAGAAACTCCAACGGCCAGAGAACTTCTAGAGTATAGTAATAGATGTCTTGACACTTATAGAGAAATTGTTGATATTAATAAGAAAATCGCGTCAGATCTCGCAGAAAACACTCGGCGGTTAATGCCACATCTCGGTAATATTAGGACTTGTCCAAACAATCACAATCTCACACTCTATACAGCGATTGGAGGAAATTGTGATATCTGTAACAGAATTGTATTTGTTGGAGAACAAGTAATGGATTGTAGAGCGTGTAATTGGTACATGTGTTCTAGATGCGCACGAAACAATCAGTTTACTATGCCGCAATCAACTTCATTACAATCTACAATCAATGAATTGTTGAGACCACCGCCACCAACAACATCTCAGTCTCAAATGTTTACATTTGACATTCCTCTCAATGGCCGCGGTTTTGACGACTTTATAACTCAACTTACACAGAGTCTCAGTGAAATTACACCAGCTTCTCAAGATGATGTTATCGTCGCGCCAACAGAAGACGAAATCGGCAGGGCTTGTCTTGTTATGCCAGCGAGCACAGCAAATCTCGGCGACCAATACGTTTGTCCTATTGATTTATCACCAATAAGCAATGACGAGAGTGTTATGATGATTAAACATTGCCAACACGTTTTTAGAGAGAGCAACCTGAGATTATTGTTCTCAAGAGATTGTAGGTGTCCGCTATGTCGGTTTGATATTAGAGAACATGACGAATAAGTGTTATTTTTTAATCTCAGAAACGTCTTTTACAGGAAACATATTCAATGTATATGATTTGAGCTGTCTAAGCTGTTTTTGAGAAAGAAATTGATTGTCCATTTAAAAATAAGAAATATTTTATTTTTAAATATAATATCGTAATCACTTCAGTCCAAACAATTTCATAATATTACCATTTTTATTTCTGCGGTTCGTAATTTCTCTCAACACATCACCGAAAATCAAGTCTTCCACCTCCTTGTTTCTAAGTTTCATCTCCTTCTCTTCAAGTTTCTCAGGGTCATCTACTTCCGCATAAATCGCAGCCAATTTCATCTTAAATGTCTTGAGTCTCTTTTGAAACGACGGAATTTTCTCCAAAACCAGTGCGAATACCTGCTGAACCGGCTTCATAATCTGATTTGTCACATAAAAGCCAAGGTCTGGCTTCAACTTGTTCTGCTCTATGAATTTTGGGTGCTCAATCTTGTCTCCCTGCATTTTACTCTTCGTCTTGGTCTCAATGTACACAAACGGAATTCGATCACCAGCACCAGGCTTATTGCCAGGATCACGCAACCCCATTCTGTCCGCCAACACCTTGTGAGCGATCGACTTTGGATTAGCATAATAACCACGCAATGACTTTGTAATCACGAGCTTCGACATCGGAATCTTACCACCAATCAAGTTCATCAACATCGTCTTAGTGAATTCAATCGACTTCTCTACATCGCGGTCATTCATCAAAATGTCAATAATTCCTCCGTAAATGTCTTTCACAATCGGCGCATTGTCACGTCGCTTTAGCACAATACCCATACTCTTCAAATCACACTCATTTGGATCATCCTCATATAGCATTCCTACATAACGCTTCTTAGACAGCAAACAGAACGGTTCAAACGTCTTCTCATACTCCCAATCGTGGGGTGGCTTCAAAAACTTACTCGCCAGCCCACCGACCTGCTTGCCTAGCTCAATTGTCAGTTCCAGCGCTCGTTTGCCTTTGATCGGAGTCGTGCCATCCATCTCTTTCAAGTTGAATTTGAGGAATACCGAGTCAGTGTCTCCATAAACATATTCGGCATTCGTGCGAACTGGACCTTGTGACGTCTGGCACACATTGTCGCTGTAAATCTCCTCAATAACGCGCTTTCCATAAGTCAGCAACATTCGTCCGGTCGCAGTCGTAGCGGCAGCAACATCAGGTTCGTAGAAATCCGATGTCTTTGCTCCAGTTTGACCGTACATTGAGTTGGCAGTCACCTTATAACCGAGCTGACGCTTGTCAAAAATGTTCTTCATAAAATCATCATATGTATCCTCCTCACTTACAATTGTTGCGGGGTCGATGCGGTGCTTCACCTTGTCCTTATCCACTATGCTTGTCTTATCGTCGCTGAGAAGACCACTTATGCTCTTGCCATCTGCGAATTTAACAGTCTTGAAGAACTCCAGTTTGCGCGTCCACTTTCGAGCTGCCAGCAGTTTCTCCAGAATTGCTGGCAGTAACGCCTTCTTTCCCTCTGGAAACTGTGCGAATCGGCAGATCTTGTAGCCAACCTTCGTCTTCTTCGGCTTTCCTCGCTCATTAGGAATATATCTGTAAGTATCAAATGTCACATCAACATACTTATATCCAGGGTAATTGTCATATGCGTGATCGCCATCTTCCTTAACGAGTTCTCCTTCCAGATTGTACTCTTTCGTCCAAACCTTGCTGTCGTGCGAAAGATTCTCACTAATCATTGAACTAGGGTAAAGTGAAGAGTAATCCACACAAGCAATTGGCTCATCCAAGTAAATACCGCATTTTGGTGGCAACACAATGGCTCCCTCATAACCCTCGTCTCCCTTTCGCTTATCCAAGTCTGGAATCAGCGTGTCCTCCTTACCAGCAATCTTCGACAGGAAACTGATGAGCTTGATGCCTTGACCTCGCATAATGAGGAAGTTGATTGGCACTGAGCAAATAGTAGCCATCTCAATATATCCAGTGACAACATCCATCTTGTTGAGAAGGTGATGAACCAGGTTACAGTCCTGAACGCAGTACTTCGCAACAATCGCCTTGTCAGCTGGATCGCCCGTCTTTGTGAGACGAAAGATGTCCTGAGGAGAAACGTCGTCTTTTGAAATACACCACTTCAACTTCTTCTCCTGATTGAGTGCAGGTTGGCCTTGAATTGTAATCGTCTTAGCGGCGTAATCTACGGCAATCACTTGGAATTTCTCTCCATCATTGTACATCTCGGCTGAATTCTTCTTCTCCTCAAATGTCACAAAGTTTCCCGCGTTGATTCCTGTCAAGTTCTTTGTGTAAATTGTCGTCGTGTTTGTGGTCGGGTCGCACACAAACTTCTTGAACTTGTCACCAATAAAGTAGCCAGACACATAATCCAGTTTGTATGACTCGAGATTGTATTCGCGCCTGAAGTAATTATACAAGTCAATATTGATGCGCCCAGGCATCTCAATAAATCGCAATTCGTGCGTTCCACTGGCAACCATGAGCGTCTGTGTGTTAAGAGTGTATTCACCTGTCTTATAGTCGTGCTCACCGCAAATCTCGCCACGATTTCGCGAAAGCTTGAGGAACTCCTTTAGAATCCCAAGCTCCTTGGCTCGCTCAAACATAAACGTGTAATCGAAACTAAATGTGTTGTATCCGATGATAATGTCGGGATTTTCGCGGTGAATGACGTCTTTCCAGGCGAGCAGTAGGTCTCGCTCGGTTCTCGTGGTCTGCACTTCAACACCAGGAATCGCGTTACTGTCACCTAGAACCGCACAATGTTCCAGATACGGCTTCTTGTCACCCACTCGCCAAAATGTCGAGCCAATAAAGGTCACCTTGTCACCCTTGAGTTCTGGAAACAGTGAATCAAACGTCTTTACCATCTCATTCAACTTGTCTTCACGCGGGAATGTGCTGTCATTGAGGAGGTCCACCATCTTCGTCTGTTTCTTCAGATATGTCTTGAATTTCCTGTAATCTGCTGATTGCCGTATGCCTTCGTCTCCACCAGCCTCACCTTCTTCGCCACCAGCACTATTCTCCATCTCCTCAAATCCAAAATCATAAATCTTCTTTTGTCCGTCGTTCGCACCGGTTTTCACCTTGATTTCGCTCATCGGCTTGGCAATACAGCACTTAATCAGTTGATCCAGTTGTGATTCGGTTAGCTCTTTCTTAGGGAACACTTTCTGAATATAGTCATACTTCGGACCAAGAAACGCGTCCTTGATGAGTTCACCGAGAATCGTCTCTTGTTCGTCGCGGTCTTCGACTGTCGTGTTGATATCCTTGTTGTCCCAGTATTCAATCACATTGTCGGCGAGTTTCTTATAATTCTTTACAGGCAAGGGGAAGTCTCCGTGACTGCTACTGGCCTCAATATCAAAACTACAAATATTAATCGGCACCAGCGTCGTCTTGTCTGGAAGCGGTGTAATGTGTCGTTTTGAGACCTGGTATTCGTGATCGCAAGTGGTCATCTTCTTAGGGAGACGACGCAAATACTTACGTTGAACGGAGACCCATCCAGACGGAGACAAGTCCTGTTTGTGGAAGAACTTGAGCAGAGGTGGAATGTTTGATTCATAAATGCGTGTTTCACAACCGTGAAATTCAACGTTATTCATCGCCCTCGCGCCGTCAGTATAAGTGAAATAGAGACTCTTCACCTTTTTGAACGTCTGGATATTCTTGAACCGAAGGTAAACAAACTTGTGGAGCTTGCCTGCGTCGAAACCATAGAGATTCTTCTTTTTAATCAGTTTGCACTCAAGAATGCTGTCCTTATAATAGGAACCCACCTTGTCTACGAGGAAATCGAGGAAGAGTTCTTTTGTCGACTTCTTCCAATCATCGCCGACCTTGACGAAGAAGAATGGATAAACCTCGCGAACAAAGAGGCAATACGAGTCACCCTTGTCATCTTTACCAAATACTTGAACTGAGAACTCCTTGTTGTCCTTGAACTTGTTTGGTGGCGCAGATGATTCATCAATATCCGAAGCACCAGACCCTGACGCAGAAGACTTGTCATCATCACCAAACATGTCGGTGTTCCATTCCTTATAATCAAGCATACGGAACGAGATTGTTTCTGTTGCCATCGTTTGTGTAATTGAATTATACTGTTTCTGTTTAATTCAATTTCTTCCTTCAATTTTTAATGTTTGCGTGTCTTTCTTGTCTTTTTGAGGGGCTTCTTTGTCGTTTTGAGGGGCTTCTTTGTCTTTTTGAGGGGCTTCCTTGTCTTTTTCGATTTCTTACCACCCTTCATTACGCCATAAATTCCATTCTTCGTTAAGAACGACAAGAAACCGTCCATTGTTCGCGAGCCATTGAAATCCTTCTTTTTCTCTCCATTGCCGTCAAGAACAACAATAGTGGGAAACCCGTTTGGCTTATTGAATACCTCCAATTCAGAAATGTGTTCGTCTGAAATGCGAGCAACAGGGCCAGTTAGCTTCTCCTTATTGTTTGAGAGAAATTTGTCTAGTTTAATCAGTTCAGGAGTAAGTGCCATACAATGGGGGCACCAATGAGCAAAATATATGACAAATGTGTTGCCATTCCCACTCTTTGCTTTCTTATTAAACTCCGCAATATCAGCCTTAGTCTTTAATTCTTTAAGTGTCTCAAATTTATACTCTTCTTCGGTGTTTGACTCCATAGTTATTATATAAGGTTGAGAGAAATTAAACGCACCATTAAAATATATTCCATTAAAAATATATTTGCTATTGCTATTGTATGAACGTGCAAATCATTAAAATTGTTGTTATTATTGCTCTATTTGTATTGGGTTTGGTTGTTGCCTCCAAACCAAGAGAAGCATTCGTTAATGTAAGTGGAAAATGCCCTAATTTGCTTATTAAGAAGGACGGCGCATATTATCTTAAAAACACTGCCAATCCAGGAGAAACGCCTATAAAATTCAATGCTTTGGACGATTACGTTAAATTCGTTGAATGGCAAAGGTCGCGTGGTATAACTTGTCCTGTTCTTTATTTACAGCAAACAGCGGACGCGCAAGGAACAACCAGTTATCGTATGCTTCCTGACCCAAGACAGCCCGACGTCGGACTATCAGTAGAGCAATTCCCGACAATGGAGGGCGAATTGAGGCGCAAATTAACGGATGCCTCGCGATTAGGCAACATTTTCAATCGTGGCTTATACCCTGGTTATGACCCAACCAATCAGGATGTCGGCGTAGAAACTCCACTCGACAAGATTTTCACATCATCTGGTCCAGTAAGCGACAATCCGATGGACGCAAATTGGGGAGGTGTAAGCTATAGCAGGACAGTCGTTAAAAGCGGTAAATACGAAGATGAAAACGTTAAAATACGGGTTGCCTAATTATTGCCAAAGAACGATTTTGACGAAGAATTTGTTGTTTTTGAGCGTTTGCGATCCATAAACTCCATAACATCATTGAGTGTTGTTTTCAGTGAGTTAACGTGATTAATGCCTTCAATCATCGTTTTTGATGACGCCTTTTCAAGAGAAGGATTATTTGAAAATACAGAAAGCATTTGAATAAGTGCTAGATTAGAGTAATCTTCAAGAGCTAAAAACAAGTCCTCATAATCAGCGCGATGCTTGTCAATGAGGAGGGTATCTTCAAGTAGTTCGGACTCTTTCTTAAGTTTTGACACTATTTCTTGAATTGTGGTTCGTGTTTCGTCGTCTTTATTGGAGAGACCTTCGCGGGTTTTGTTGATCAACTTGATTGCTATGATGCCGGTTAAAACAACGGCTATTGTCAGCCCTATCCACATATATATATTATTTGCACTACAGTTCATATATATATATGTTAATAATATAATATTGCTGACAGTGTAAGCTTATTTTTCAATGTTAACCCGCAAAATAATCCATTATTTAATAATAAGGCAAATTCATAAAAACGCATTATATTCTATCCTTTATAGAAACATTTTATGATTTAGGTTCTTTTGGCCTTTGCCTTAATGTGATAAAATGGATATATTTCAAACTGACGCTGTTCATTAATTGCGTTAATGGCTCGTTTATATATTACTCGAAACAACGCGTCATTTGTCAATAACCCGGGTGTTGGTATTATTCCGCCACCTCCTCTATAATCAATCAAGATTATTATTGGTGGAGTTGGTTTAAACCAATAATTGCTACCAGTAAAACCATCTAATTGTAATATATATGGTCTAAATTGAGTAGGGAAATAATAATCAGTAACCTCTGCCAGTGTTGGAACCATATTAGCAAAATCATCAGATAGAATATTGCCAGTAATAGTTAAAGTTCCAGTTGGACCAATATATGGTGTGGCATTTGGATTTATGGTATTATTCGTGCTAAATATCGGTCCATTGAAGTTCGATGTCATCTCTTCTGGCGTAGTTGATGAAATATTATTATTTGATATAATTAGATCGACATTGGTTGATGTCGCAAATGTGTTTTTGCTCGTGTCAATGTTCATTATTCCAGATACTTGTGTATTGACATTGTTGTTGTCAACATTGTTTATTTCAATAAAATTGCCATTTACAAGTATATAAACATTTGATATGCCACTAATGTCTTTCCCAAAAACACCCGAAACATATGAGTTTGAACTGTCAGACACTCCGTTAATAGTTATGTAATTGCTTGATACATTAAAACTACAGTCTTGACAATTTGTAATATTGTTTAATACATGTTTGCTACTGTCTACTTTGGATGTCATTCCTGTGTCATTTATTGTGTTTCCGGTTATATTAATTGACTTATTTTTAATTTTTTCGACTGAGCCAATAACATAGGATAATGTCTTATTAGTATCGTTATCAATTGTCACAAAGTTGTCATTTATGTTTAACTCGGCAGATGTTCCACCAAACGCAAATGATGATGACGGATGGACCCCAATATATCCAACGATGCTGTTGTATTTAACATCTTTTATTATTGATAATGGTGGATATATCACATTGTCATTTACATTTAAAACAATTTCGTTTGTTGAATACAATGTGCTGGAAACATCAATGATTGAATTTATAATGTTTGCAAAATTACAATTTGTTGACGAAATGTCAATTGTGTCAAAACTTGTTGCATTTCCGTCGATATTTAACTGTAAGTTACTATTTGGCGTTAAAAATAGTGTTCCAAGAATTCCGCCTACTGCTGCTTTTGCTGTGGATTTTATCGTTAAGTTGTTAGATACATCGCAGTTCAATATGTTTACTATTCCACCCGATGTTAATGTCACACCACTTGCGTCATACCCTACTGAGCCTATTAAACATCCTATTGGCAAAGTTCCGCTGGCATCCACATATGTTCCGCTTATATCTCCGTAGTTTTTACACCCGTCGAATGTTATGTTACCTAATCCACCTACATTAAACACTCCAATACTAATACCAGATGCTGTTGTATTGCGTATTTCTCCATAATTTATACAATTTGAGACATCAATTGAACTTCCAGAGGATGAACCCGCACCGGCAAAGTCTGAAATTATTCCTGACGCAAATGACGCATCGATTATTCCATTATTTTCGCAATTTAATACATTTATTTTTCCTTTATTTTCTATTCCCGTTGACCTACCAATTACACCTGATGACGTTTGAAAATTGAAGGGGTCATTAAATGATGTACCATTGTAAATGTAATTTCCAGAAATGTCACTTTTATTTATGTTTCCATTATTGGTACATTTGTTGATTGTTATAATTCCTGTTGATTTTTGTCGGAATCCTGCTTGATTTCCAACAATTCCTGCTGAATCTAAGTTGTTTATATTGCCATAATTTACACAATTTGAAATGTCTACGACTCCCGAGGAATCATAGTTTAACAAATATCCAACAATGCCTGCTGAATTTTCTCCACTGATGTCTCTATAATTATTACAATCAAACACTTTCAGTGTTCCTGATGCGTCTGCTTCTTCGTTTGCTTGGTATCCAACAATTCCTGCTGAACCTTCTCCGAAAATAATTCCACTGTTATCACAACTACGAATTGTTATAATTCCTGTTGAGTTTTGTTGGTATCCTGCTTGATATCCAACAATTCCTGCTGAATTTATGTTGTTTATATTGCCATAATTATTACAATTTGAAATGTCTACTACTCCCGAGGAATCATAGTTTAACAAATATCCAACAATGCCTGCTGAATTTTCTCCACTTATGTCTCTATAATTATTACAATCAAACACATTCAGTGTTCCTGATACGGCTGCTTCTTGGTTTGCTCCACCTCCAACAATTCCTGCTGAATAATATCTAAAAATAATTCCACTGTTATCACAACTACGAATTGTTATAATTCCGGTTGAGTTTTGTTGGTATCCTGCTTGATATCCAACAATTCCTGATGAAAATAAGTTGTTTATATTGCCATAATTGTTACAATTTGAAATATCTACGACTCCCGAGGAATCTTGGTTTAACCCAGCTCCAACAATTCCTGCTGAAAATTGTCCACTGATGTCTCTATAATTATTACAATCAAACACATTCAGTGTTCCTGATGCGTCTGCTTCTTGGTTTGCTTGGTATCCAACAATTCCTGCTGATTGTCCTCCTATTATTATTCCACTGTTATCACAACCACGAATTGTTATAATTCCGGTTGAGTTTTGTTTCCATCCTGCTTGATATCCAATAATTCCTGCTGAATCTGAGTTGTTTATGTTGCCATAATTCTTACAATTTGAAATATCTACAACTCCCGATGAATCATAGTTTAACACATATCCAACAATTCCTGCTGAACCTACTCCACTGATGTCTCTATAATTATTACAATCAAACACATTCAGTGTTCCTGATGCGTCTGCTTGATAGTTTGCTCCACCTCCAACAATTCCTGCTGAATTATTTCCGAAAATAATTCCACTGTTATCACAACCACGAATTGTTATAATTCCTGTTGAGTTTTGTTGGTATCCTGCTAGAAATCCAACAATTCCTGCTGAAGATAAGTCGTTTATGTTACCATAATTGTTACAATTTGAAATGTCTACAATACCTGATGATGTGTTACTTAGACCAGTTCCAAAAATTCCAGCTGACCCGTATCCAGAGATATCTGTGTAATTTTCGCAGTCAGTTATTGTTAATTTACCACTTGCTAAAGCCATTGCGTCGCGTCCAACAATTCCACCACAATAATAGCCATAAATAATTCCGCTGTTGTCACAATTATGAATAGTTATTTCTCCACTTGCTCCTTGGTTATATCCAATACCAGCTCCAACGATTCCAGCCGAGTCATTATTATTTATGTTGCCATAATTTACACAATTTGATATCTCTATTGTTCCTGAAGCGTCTAGATTCGAGAATGAACCGAGAATTCCTGAGGATACTGTCCCTGATAAGTCGCCAATATTACTACAATCAGTAATACGTATACGCACTCCTTCGTTTTGTTTGTATCCAGCATTAGATGATACTATTCCACCAGAATAATTACCTCGCAGGTTACCAGAATTAAAGCAATTTGATATATCTATAATTGCTGTATTTGCCGCACCGTATCCTGCGAAATAACCTACTATTCCACCTGCTAAATTTGCCGATATGTCTTTTATATTTCGGCAATTATAAATATTTACTATGCCTTCTGAGTTAATGTTCAGAGAGTCGCCGACTATTCCTCCGGCTGATTCACCAGTTATTACACCACTATTATCACACAGACGTATTTCAATTATGCCCGTGCTATGTTGCGAATCACCACATTCAGAACCTACTATGCCTCCAGACCATATTCCCTTTACTTCTGCTTCGTTTTTACAATTTGTTACATTGATTTTTCCATATGAGTTATTATTTAAAAAAATACCCGCTATGCCACCGGATAATGAACCATCAATCGTCGCGCTTGGTTTGTTTTGACAGCCAGAAATGTCAATAATCGCACCGTTTTCTTGAGAATCTCCAACTGATCCTCCAACTATGCCACCAGCACCAGACGCATAAATTTTTCCATAATTTGTGCAATCAAGTATTGTAATGTGAGCTGTTGATGTTTGGCCTAGTCCTGCTTGTTCCCCTACTATTCCTCCACAGAACGAGGCATCTATTGTGATGTCGCCATAATTCTTACAATTTGAAATATATACAACTCCCGAGGAATCATAGTTTAACTGATATCCAACAATTCCTGCTGATTCTGAACCACTGATGTCTCTATAATTATTACAATCAAACACATTCAGTGTTCCTGATGCGTCTGCTTCTTCATTTGATCTATCTCCAACAATTCCTGCTGAAAATTCTCCGAAAATAATTCCACTGTTATCACAACCACGAATTGTTATAATTCCTGTTGAGTTTTGTAGGACTCCTGCTCGATATCCAACAATTCCTGCTGAATTTATATTGTTTATGTTGCCATAATTCTTACAATTTGAAATATCTACGACTCCCGAGGAATCATAGTTTAAATTATTTCCAACAATTCCTGCTGAATTTTGTCCACTTATGTCTCTATAATTATTACAATCAAACACATTCAGTGTTCCTGATGCGTCTGCTTCTTGGTTTGCTTGGTATCCAACAATTCCTGCTGAATCTTCTCCGAAAATAATTCCACTGTTATCACAACCACGAATTGTTATAATTCCTGTTGAGTTTTGTTGGTATCCTGCTCGATATCCAACAATTCCTACTGATTTTGAGTTGTTTATATTGCCATAATTCTTACAATTTGAAATATCGACAACTCCCGAAGAATCATAGTTTAACAAATATCCAACAATGCCTGCTGAATTTTCTCCACTGATGTCTCTATAATTATTACAATCAAACACTTTCAGTGTTCCTGATGCGTCTGCTTCTT